TCAATTTACCACAGTGCTGACTGCGGACTTAATGCCGTTCCAAACAGAAGTAACCACGGATTTGATGGCATTCATCACGGTGGTGATCACGGATCTGATGGCATTCCAGACAGTCGATACCACGGTCTTAATCGCATTCAGAACCGTTGTGACTGTGCCTTTGATGGCATTCCACGCCGTGGTCACTACGGACTGGATGGCAGATAATACTGTAGTCACCACTGTTTTGATCGCATTCCAGACAGTTGTTACCGCAGTCTGGATCGCAGACAGCACGGTAGTGATGACCGTCCTGATGGCGTTCCAGATCGTTGTAACGGTCGTCTGGATGCCCTGAAGCAACGGTGTAAGGAAGGCAACGATGGCGCTCCACACATTGGTGACCGTGGTCTGGATCGCCGTCATGGCGTTCCCGATTAGGATCCTGATGGCCTGCCAGATGGTCTCAAACAGGTACTTAAATGCTGTGAGCAGCGGCTCAAGGGTCGTGTAGATCGCATTCCATACCGTAGTGATGGTGGTCTGGATCGCCGTCATGACTGTGATAATTGCTGTTTTAATGGCATTCCATGCCGTCAGCACCACAGTTTTGATCGTATTTAAAACGGTAGAGACTGCCGTGGAGATGGCGTTCCATACCGTGGAAATGGTGGTTTGGATTGCGGTCATCACGGTCGTGACCGCGGTCTTGATCGCATTCCAGACAGTTGAAAATGTCGTCTGGATTCCTGTAAGGACCGTGGTAAAGAAACCGCTCACTGCGTTCCAGACGGTTGTCGCTGCCGATTGGATACCGGAAAGCACCCCGGAAAAGAAACTGGAAATGCCATTCCAGATGCCGATGAAAAAATCCTTGATGGCCGTCCACACAGTATCCCAGTCCGTGCCGAACAGCCCCAGGAAAGCATCCGCCACACCTTTTAAAGTGTTCAGGATGTTGATGAACGTGTTCTTGATGAACTCCCAGATCCCCACAAAGATCTGCTTCATGCCCTCCCACGCGCCCTGCCAGTCCCCGGTAAAGATACCGATGAACACAGAGAGGATGCCGGAGATGGTATTAAGGACTACACTGAGCGTATCCGAGATCAGCTGGAACGCGCCGGTAAACACAGGAGCAAGCACACTGCAGAACCCATTCCAGATGGCTTTCAGTACCTCGGTGATGTTCTGGAAGTCAAAGCCCAGGGAATTGATCTTTTCCACGATCTCCTGGCAGAAGCCCTGGACCATAGATACAATCCCGTTCCAGATCTCCGTAATGGCGGTACGGAATCCCTCATTTGTGTTCCATAAGGTCATAAAAGCGGCGGTCAGCGTCCCGATGACAGCCACCACCGCCATAACAGGCGCCGAAATGCCTCCAAGGGCCGCCCCCAGTTTCCCAAAGATGCCGCTTGCGCCGGAGATGTTGGTCACCAGGAGCCTTGCGCCCTGGGACAGCTTCACAAACCCCTGCATCGCGGAACCAGTCACGGAGATGATCTTCCCAAGGATCAAAAGGAACGGCCCCAGAGCCGCCACTACAAGTCCAATCTTGACGATCAGCTCCTTAGTGGCCGGATCCAGGGCGTTTAATTTATCCATAAATTCCTGCAGTTTTCCTACAATCTCCCGGATGACCGGAATCATGATCTCACCCACAGAAATGGCAAGGGTCTCAATGGAACCGCCCAGTTCCTCGATGTCGCCGCCCAGGTTATCCATCATGGTTTCCGCCATGCTGGCAGCCGCGCCGTCACAGTTCCGATAGGAATCCGTCAGTGCATCAATCTGATCCGGCCCGGCTTCCATTAAAACCATCATGCCGGAGAGGGCTTCCTGGCCGAACAGGGTCACCAGGGCATTCTGCTTCTGTTCATCCGTCAGGCCCTCCATGTTCGTCTGGAGCATGGAGACCATCTCGGAGAGAGACTTCATTTGCCCGTCCGCGTTATAAAAAGAAAGACCCAGCTCGTCCATCTTGGCAATCATCGGGTCTGTGGGTTTTGCTAAACGGGAAAGGGCGCCGCGCAGGGTCGTGCCGGCCTGGCTGCCTTTGATGCCCGCGTTGGCCATGATACCGATGGAAGCCGCCACTTCTTCAAACTCAAGGCCCACCGTATTGGCCAGTGGTGCGATATATTTCATCGCCTCACCGGTATCGGCCACTGCCGCATTGGTCGCCGCCGCGTTCTTGGCCAGGACATCTGCCACATGGCCAGCTTCGCTGGCGTCCATGCCAAAACCGCGCAGGGTAGACGCAGCGATATCCGCACTGCTTGCCAGATCCTCCCCGCTGGAAGCGGCAAGGTCCAGCATACCGGGCATGGCCTCAATGATCTCATTGACCTCAAAGCCCGCACTTGCCAGGTTCTCCATACCGGCCGCAGCCTCGGATGCGGAGAACGCAGTGGAAGCGCCCAGATCCTTGGCGGTCTGGCGGAGCCTTGCCAGCTCCTCATCCGTAGCGCCGGAAATGGCAGCCACACGGCTCATGCCGGAGTCGAAGTCTGAGGTCATCTTGACCGCAGCCGTCCCAAGGGCAGTTACGCCGGCAGACACCGGCATGAGGGCTTTTCCGACACCGGAGACTTTATCCCCTACGTCTTTTAACTTCCCGCCGACCTCATCGATCTTAAGGAGGGTCGTGTTGGTCTTTGCCGCCTGTTCTTCCAGGGATTTTAACTTCTGCTCGGTCTCCTGGATCTCACGCTGGAGTCCGTCATACTGCTCCTGGGTAATGTCCCCTTTCTGGAGCTGCTCATTGGCCTGGGATGCCGCAGTCTTTAAGGTATCCAGCTTTTCTTTCGTCTCTTTGATCGCATCCCCAAGAAGACGTTGTTTCTGCGCAAGAAGTTCCGTATTGGTAGGATCCAGCTTTAAGAGTTTCTCCACATCCTTTAACTGGGACTGGGTGTTCTTAATCTCCTTATTGACGCCGGATAAGGCGGAGGAGAGCTTTGTGGTATCGCCGCCGATCTCAACCGTGACCCCCTGGATCCTTGAAGCCATAAGTGGGCACCTCCTTTCCTGCAGCATAAAAAAGCCCCTTCCACAGGTAGGAAGAAGCAAGTCTCTAAGCTTTTATAACTTTTCTGATTCCTATTGCTTTTTTAAGCTGATTGCATATAATAAAAGCAACAGGACTCCCTGCACCTCTCATGTAAGTGATGTGTCCCATGGGGAGACATGAGAATACAGGCTGGTCAAAAGACCCTGGTCCACCGAGCGGCGGGGAGTTTTCCCCGCCATTTTTCTGTATCTACTTTGCGCAGACCACTACAATGAGAATAATACTGAACTATTTTCCAATAAAAATGGGTATAAAAATACCCCGTCAGATTTCTCCAACGGGGCAACTGCCAGTTATTGAATTTTTATCCACAAAAGTTTTACACCTTCCATAATATCTTTATAACTGATATCCGAGGCATATGGATATTTTTTCTGGTATGATTCCCATAAGGTATGTAACTGCCCATCTGTTTCAATATCAGTTATAATCTTAGCGGCATCCGTTCTCAAATTTTCTGTGTTTCTCTTCTTACAGGTTGCATCAAAGGCATCTTTCAAAACAGGATCATCAATTTCCTTTTCATAGATTGAGAGAAGTATCCGGATATCATAAAAATCTCTCATTCGCGTATTCAAAAGACCCCTGGCAAGAACCGTTTGAATTTTTTCTGCCAGGATTGTCTCAAGATTATACGACCAGAGACTAATAAAGCGATCCTCCAACAGCAGTTTATAGTGGTACTCAATCGCACGTGGGATAATGACATCACCTGTTGAAATGTCAATTTTCATTGGAGTGATCAATTTCCCCATTACAGCGTTCATGGCGAACCGCACTCCCGGATACTCCATTTCGTCCATAATGTTAGAAACGCCTTTAACTTCAAAAGTCACGCCATCTCCAAGATCGATATTCTTTATCTCATCAATAATCCGTCTGGCATCATCTGCGGAAAGATTCTGGTTTTTGATGCTCGTATCTATGTCCATTGTAGAGCGGAGAGATACTCCCACCATTGCGGTTACCAGCATGCCGCCTTTCATGATAAAATTATCTTTATATTTGGAAATGGAAACACGTTCAAGAAACCGCTCCATCATATGGAGCCGCATTAGGATCCTGGCATCTGCCTTCTTTTCTTTTGCGATATTTTTGATTTTTCCTTTAACTTGTTCTGGTGTAAGTTGCATTTTATAACAAGACCCCCATATACCTTCGAATCACATTTTCAACCCGAAACAACTTTGCGTATTCCATAAGCCGATTCAGATTTTTATCTTTTCTGGCAACATATGCCTTAATGACAGAATTGAATTCCTGCACCTCAATGGAATTTCTGCTCCTCATCAGGTCACAAACTGTCCTTTCCAGATCATACATAGGAATATCATTTCCACAATTATCCTGGACAATGATCTTTCCGATATCCAGTAATTCTTTCTTCACAGTGTAAACTTTACATTTGCCATCGGCTGTTATGCGGTGTGCGTTATAGCCACTATATACCGTGAGAGTATGGATCATTGGTTCCCTGTCTGTCAGATCATGATAATAAAAAGCTTCGTCATGCGAAAAAACAGCTTTTGGACATCTCTGATGAAGCACATACAGTTCATCCACCCACTCCTCACCAGAGGTATAAATTCCATGCCCCACCTGTTCCAATCCATTTTCATGAACATACTTGTAAAATTTAAATTTTGAAATACCAGACTTTTCCGCCATTTTGGGCGTAAGATAGCCATAATCTTGAACCAGTTGTGTCATCTCGTTCATGATCTCACCATCCTTTCGTGCTTATATTGTAATCGAAATAAGCACGAAAGTCAAGTGAGATTTAACGAACGTGCTTATCTCACAATCAATATATGCACAATCGTCAAATTTATAATTGTTAAAATTTGTCCATATCCGATTGACTGGCCAGCTGCTTATAGGGATAGCTGTCATTCTGGCTCTCAATCATCATCTCCTCCACCATCCCAATCGTGAGCAGGTCAAGGTCCTGGATACTAAGCCCCAGCTGCACACAGCGGAGCATGAACAGGGCCGTTGTCATTTCCCGCTCACTTTTGCGAGGTTTTTTCTTGCATCCACCGTAGTCTGTACATTTAGCCCCCACAGGTCGATGAGCTGGGGAAGGATCTGGTAGATGGAGAAGGTGTTGAACTGGTCCAGGAAATCCTCCGGGTTATCCGGCACCTCCTCAGGGCTTGCATGGCGGGCCATGAGCCACGCCAGGTCTTCAAACAGTTCCAGGCTGAACAGATCCATGTTGGAGGCGTCTTCATCGTTATCCCCCACGCTCTTTTCCAGCATCCGAAGGTCCTTATAAATATCGCGCCCAAACTTGACCCGGTACAGCCGGGGAACAGCGGCGCTCGCCTTAAACTTGACCTGCTTGCCATCGATCTCGATCGTTTTCGTTACTGCCATATTGATCTCCTCCATTTCATGCAAGCGGGCAGGAGCTGCCCTGCCCAAATTCCAGTATCAATCAACCCTGTGGGATTTCTTCCTCTTCCTCATCATCCGGTTCCACCGCAGTCTGCTGAGGCTCATACACCGCGTCATACCAGGCGTTATACACTGCTTCACTGGTATTGGCACTGGTCTTTGCCTTCACATAGCCGTTGGCAAGTGCTGTCGCCGACAGGGTCAGCGTTTCCGTCTGTACTTCCTTCTCATCCTCCGCGGTCTGCCCTTCCATGGCCGGACGGCTTGCACTGCAGCAGTAGAGCACATGACGGATGGCCTTGGCGTCCCCGGAAAACTCAAAGAGCAGGGCGAAACGCTCGTAGGACACGGTGGCATTCTCTGCCATTACGCCGTTGGCGTCCTCCTCTTCATGGAGGATGTCCTTTAAGAAACTCTCCGGGATCAGCGCCAGTTCCAGATCGCCGCTGTAACCGGAGTTGTTGTTGATGACATAGTACACGATGTCGTCAGCATAGAAATTCTCGTTCTCACCCTCCGGGTCCATGCTCAGGGAAACAGCTCCCGGCATCCGGATGGGCTTTTCATAGGTCACATTGCCATCTTCGTCAAAGGTCGCCTTGGCGTAGTGGCAGTTCTTCAGGCCGAACTTGACCTTATTGGAATTGCTCATGGCGTTCTCCTTTCACAAAATTAATGGCCGCCTTTTCAGACGGTCAGCTCATAAAGCACTTCATACATCTTTTCTTCCTCGATCCAGACTTCGGACTTGTGGTAGAAAAGCTCATAAGCGGAAAGCACAGCCTCCACCTTCTGTTCCAGCTCCGGGTCCTTCAGGTCTGTGTATACCTCGATGTCCAGATGGCTGAAGCTGTGGTAGACGATATTGTCCGCACCGAACTCCTCCGCCTGGGGATAGAGGAAACATATGAAGGGCGGATCCGGGCTTTCTCCTTCCGCGAAGTGGTCATAAGCGTAAGCACAGCCGGTGGCCGCCCGGATCGCCTCCATCAAAGCCATCACATCGTCATGTGTCATACAGTACCACCTATCCTTTCAGAGCTTTCTCTATCAGGCTCTCCAGCTGCTTGACGCCGGCCGCTTCCGCCAGGGCGATGTGGGGCTTTCCGGCCACACGCCCTCCGCCCCTCTTGGCGTGGCCTTTTTCCAGAAGGTGCGCCAGCATATACCGGGTCGGGGAATACACCGTCTGGACAAGTTTCTGACTGTTCTCCTCCGTGGTCTTTACCTTCCAGCTCTTCGCGTACTGGCCGGTACGAACCGGCGCCCCGGACTCGATCTCCCCGCGCACTTTCCTGGCGGTCTTTCGCACAGCGGATTTTACCTGGGAGGCGGAAAGCTTGGCGTATTCTTTCAGGCCCTCGTTGATCACATCGGCGAGTTCGTCAATGCTGCAGTTCCTGCTCATAGCCGCGCCTCCCTCCTGCAGATAAAGCGGATCTCTTTCCTCTGGTAGTTCATCGGGTCTATGGAGAGGATGTTGTAGAGATCCCCGTGGAAATTTACCCGGTATCCGGTGGAGGTGACCGCAGCGCTCTCCCGGCAGTAACGCACAGAAAAAGTCACGCTGCGGTTTTCCTCCGTCACTTCATCTCCCGACTCCTGGGCTTCATAGGTCGAAGCATAGGTATAGCAGGAAAAATATTCCTCCCAGGTGTTGACATGGTTCCCGACCTTATCCACCACCGTGGTATTCTTCTCGATGGTGATCCGCTCGTTCATCCTCGCGATCTCCATCACACCACCCCTTCCCGGATGGAGAAGAGGAGGCTCCGGAGCGTCAGCGTCAGGCTGTGATGGTCTGCTTCTTCCCGGTGTTCGTACAGATACCCCAGGGCATACAGAATGGCCACACGCATGACGTTGCGGATCCGTTCCAGTTCTTCCTCAGTATACAGTTCCGTATCGGTCGGCAGGATGTTTCCCTCCTCATCACAGGCAAGGGCATCGATGGCTTTCCACTGCTCCTGGGTGAGCCTTGCCACCTCCACACAGAGCTGCTCGGCAGAAGATAAGAGGACGCCGACCAGAACGTCCTCATCGCTGGAATCCACCCGGAGGTAGGTCTTTGCTTCATACAGCGGGATCAGTGCCATGGCCGGCACCTCCTTCCCATCAGGCCCCTGCCTTCATCTGCAGGCACTTCACCGCTTCCGGCAGGATGAGCTTGCCATCCACACGCTGGGTCGTCAGGAAACCGACCTGGTCGGTACGGGCATACAGCTCGTTGAGCCTCCGGAAGGTGCGGTTGGTGCGGTCCGCGATCCAGTAGTAGCTGTAATCGCCGAATACCATGGCCTTGTTCCCCGCCGCCGGGGCCGGCATAAAGGCGGATGTCTTCAGAGGACGGTTCAGCAGGGTGTCCGGCTTGCCGATGTCAACGCCCGGCTTCCAGATATAGTTGCCGTTGTTGTCCTTGATGGTCATCAGCTGCAGCACAAGCGCCTCATTGCACAAAAACTGTGCCTTGCGGCGGTAGGGGGACTTCAGGCTGTAGTAGAGCTGGAAAATCTCATCGAAAGTGACCGCGTCCTCAGCCCCAGCCGTCACACCCACCTGGGCGCCGGCGTCATCCAGAATGCCTGTGGGCTTGCCCACGCCGTCCCCGGTGATGAACGCCTTTTCCTCCGCATTGCCCATGCGCACACCGAAACGCTGGGCGATATAGGTGGCAAGGTCAAAGGCGGAATCGTTCAAAAGCTCATTGGAGATCTTGATCATCGTGCCCAGCTTGTAAGCGGACAGCATGGTCTGGGCAAAGCTGGTGTCGCTCTCCGGGATCTCCTCGCCCTCATCGATCCAGGTGGCCTCCCCGTCATCCTGGGCGATGGGGATCTTGCGGGTGCCGGAGCTGGTGCGGATCACCGTGGCAAGCCCGCGGAAGATGTTGTTTTCCTCAAGGGCCTGCACCAGACGGCGCTCAAACTCATCCGGCACGGTGTAGCCGCCTTCCGAGTCTTGGCCGATGGACAGGGCATTGTGGATCTCCCCGTAGTTGCCGCGGGCGCGGATCATGTTCCAGAAGGCATCCCGGTACTCATCGGTGGCGGTGGGGCGGGTTTCCTTATCCTTCGGGGCTCCGGCCTTGGGAGTACCATGGACCGGGGTGGAAGTAGGGGCGGCAAGCTGGGCGTCCATCTGGGCCTGCTGCTCCAACCGCTCGATCTCAGCGCCCAGGTCCTTGACCTCCTGGGCCATCTTGTTATACTGTTCCACGGCTTCCGGGGCCACAAGGCCGTTCTCGCCGCGGTTCTTCTCCAGGAACGCTTTGGTCTGCTCCCAGAGTGCGTTGCGCTTGCTGCGCAGTTCCAGAATCTTGCTCATAATCGTTTACCTCCGTAGAATTCATGAATTTTGGGTATAAGAAGAGCCGGGGCACATCATTTCATGCACTCCAGCTGCTTTAACAGGATATTGTAGGGGACGCTGCCGTCCTCCGTTTTGCCGTCCAAGTCAAGGACCGGTCTTTCCAGCCCGGTGGGCGGCTTGCCCTTCACTGGCGGTGTGGGTGTGCCCGAAGGCGGCTTCTCTTCCCGGACACCCAGCCGGTTTAAAATCGTAAGCCCCATCTGCCGGGAGGAATACATCTGGGCGGTCAGGTGGATGCCCTCCTTCTTTTCTTCTTCCGGGTCGATGCCATCTTCTCCCTCATCGGGGGCTTCATCGTCCGGTTCCTCCTCCGGCTCCACCGCCTCAAAGAGGATCTCATCCGCAAAGCCCAGCTCCACGGCTTTTTTCGCATTCATCCAGGTCTCATTTTCCATGAGCTTCGCGATGCGGCTGTGGGTAAGCCCAGTCTTAAAGGCGTAGGCGTTGATGATGCTCTCCTTGACTTCGTTAAGGGTGATGATAGCTTTCTCCATGTCCCTGGCATTTCCCATGGCAATGGTGCTGGGATCATGGATCATAAGCATAGCCACCGGAGACATGAGAACTTTGTTCCCGGCCATGGCGATCACAGAGGCGGCTGACGCGGCAATGGCATCGATCTTGACGGTAACCGTCCCTTGATAGTCCCGGAGCATCGTATAAATCTCTGCAGCCGCAAACACATTGCCTCCCGGACTGTTAATCCAGACTGTAATGTCGCCGGAGTCCGCCTCCAGCTCCTCCCGGAATGCCTTCGGCGTCACCTCATCGCCCCAAAAGGACTCCTCGTCTATGGGCCCTTCCAGGCGGAGAACCCGGCCGCCGGCTTCATTTCTGATCCAGTTCCAGAATCTCTTCATCGGATCATTCTCCTTTCTTTTTTCTTCAGCATACTCTCACTCTGCCGGTTTTCACTGTCTGGCTGGTCTTCCTGCAGCCCTTCCGGGTCTGCGGGTTCTTCCTCCTCATCCGGTTCCTCTGCTGGCTCGTTCTGTGAAGTGCCGGCCTGTCCCGCGTCTGCGAACTTTCCGGCATCCTTAAGCTTTACATAGCCGCCGTTCAGGTAATAATCGTCCCCGCCTTCCTCCGCTGGGATCAGATCCATGTTTTCCAGGCGGTGGATGTCATTGGGCGAGAGGAACCCGTTGCTGATGCCGGTGGCGTAGCCGTTCATGCGGCTCTGGTAGTCGCCCCGTAGAAGCCCGTCCACGTTGAATTTGGTGAAATACTCGTCCTGCTCCTCCTCCAGCAGAAGGTCTTTGCTCACGGCCTGCTCAAAGCGCACCAGCCAGGGCGTCAGGGTGTGTACCACAAAGTCGATGGACTGATGCTCGATATTGGAGTAGGTGGCATGCTGCAGATCCTGCACCATATGGGGAGGCACACGGAAGATCCGGCAGATCTCCTCCACGCCAAACTGGCGGGTGGATAAAAACTGGCTGTCCTCCGGCGGCAGGGAGATGGGCTTATAGGTCATCCCCTCCTCCAGGACGGCCACCTTGTGAGCGTTATTCGCACCGCCATAAACTGCAGACCAGTTCTCCCGGATCTTTCCGGGATCTTTCAGAACCCCTGGATGCTCCAGCACACCGCTGGGCTGCGCCCCATTCTTAAAGAAAGAGGCACCGTATTTCTCCACTGCCAACGTTGTACCGAGACTGTTCTTCATCATGGCAATGGGGGAAAAGCCGACCAGCCCATTAAAACCCAGTCCCGGGATATGGAAGATCTCATCGGAGCGGAAGTAGATATCCTGCCCGTTTTCTCCCGGCACTTCATCGGTATAGGCATGATAAATATAATAGAGGTTTCCCGCCTCATCCCGGTCTACCTCCACATTCTCCGGGAGCAGCGGATACAATCCCAATACGGTGTTCTTCCCATCCCGGATGATCTGCGCATAGGCGTTTCCCCATAAAAGCAGGTGGGTCATCATGGTCTCCCGGAAGGTAAAGCTGGTCATTTCCGGGTTTGGTTTCCGGTAAAGGATCTTATAAAGCGGATGATCCAGCGCCTTTTCCTTCGCATCTCCATTGCCTGTATATCGGTACAGATGCAGCGGCAGGCCCGCCACGGTCTCCGCCAAAAGCCTGACACAGGCATACACTGTGGAGATCTGCATGGCAGACTTCTCATCCACCCGCTCCCCGGAGCTTGCCGTGCCAAAGAAAAAGGTCTGCCCAGAGTCTCGGACGTTATCCGTGATCTCCGGCAGACCTGGCTTTTCTGTTTTCACGCTTTCGGGCGCATCCCTGGACTTTCCAAAGCCCAGCCAACTGAAAAATCCCATATTCCTTACCTCATTCTGATAAATAAGAAACACCCCAGTCTGCAAAACCGGAGTATTCCCGCTTTCTTGTTGTTTATTATTGTTATTCTGCAGTTGGTTCATCTGGCAAGGTATAAATGACCTCCGCCCAGAAATCATGCAGATATTCCGCAGCCCGCTGGATCACAGTGGCAAAGGGCTCCTTTGCCTCTTCCGCACAGTTTCTCAACCACAACACAGTCTCATCTGCAAGTTCCGGAGTAACCTTAAGGAAGGCATATTCCTTGCCACTTCTTCGCAGTTCTGCCTCCACAGCCAACCGGACATCAACCGCCTCATCCCTGCTGATCTTTCCTTCAGCGCAGAGACTTAAAACGGCGCACTGCAAAAGTTCCGTGTCCCCGTTCTCTCCCTGCCAGTGTGTATTCCATAGGGCTTCTGCAATGGCCATCAACTTTTTATTTTCCATAATGGTATCTCCTTTCTTTTTGGTATCGTATCTATCACTCTAAATCGGCAGAAAGTCAAGTCTTATTTACAGAAATTGGGTAATCCATTTTCTCTCTATCCTAAAAGACCAGAAGCCCGCGCTCAGGATCATCATATATACTCCCCTGTTGCCCTTCATTCCGGATGCAGCGGTCGAGAGCCATGATCGCTGCCACGATGCCATCGATTTTTTCCGGACTTTTCGCCTTTGTCGGTTTGATATTTCCCGCCGGGTCAGTGTCCACTACCACATTGCCCGCCATCCAGCGCATGACCGGGTGCCCGCCATGGATGATGCGGCCCTCCATCAGGAGCTTATAGAATTCCTTTGTCGGCGGGGACATATCCTTAAATCCCTGTCCGAAAGGCACAACCGTAAACCCCATGCCTTCCAGGTTCTGCGTCATCTGTACCGCTCCCCATCGGTCAAAGGCGATTTCCAGGATGTGATACTTCTCACCCAGTTCCTCGATAAATTTCTCAATGAAACCGTAATGAACCACGTTGCCTTCTGTCGCCATCAGATAGCCCTGTTGGTACCAGACGTCATAGGGGACAGACGCCCTGCGTACACGCATCGGAATCGTCTCCTCCGGGATCCAGAAGAAAGGGAGCAGGATGTATTTCTCATCCTCCGTCCTTGGCGGGAACATCAGCACAAACGCTGTGATGTCCCCGGTGCTGGAAAGATCCAGCCCTCCGTAGCACTCCCGCCCTTTGAGGGCTTCCATGTCAATCGGGGTATTCCCAAGGTCATAGATGTGTTCCGGGATAAAGCGGGTCAGGCTTGACACCCACATATTGAGACGAAGCTGCTTGAACACGTTTTCTTCCGCAGGGTTATCCAGGGCGTCCCGGTACATATCCCGGACACGCTCGATCTGGATCGTCTGTCCAAGGGACGGGTTCGCTTTATACCAGTTCTTTTCATCATGCCAGTCCTCATCATCCTTCAGGCCATAGATCACCGGATAGAAGGTGTGGTCGATTTTCCGTCCCTCCAGGATATCTAGGGCTTTCATGTGGAGTTCATAGCAGATGCTCTCCCGGTCTGTCCCCGCTGTGGTGATCAGAAAATACAACGGCTGCTCACGGGCATCGCCGGATCCTTTGGTCAGGACATCGTAAAGTTTCCGGTTTGGCTGGGCATGGACCTCATCCAGCACAAGGCCAGAAACGTTCAATCCATGCTTTGTACCTACCTCTGCAGAAAGTACCTGGTAAAATCCAGCGTTTGCGTAATTCACGATACGCTTGGTGGCACCCATGATCTTACTGCGCTTCATCAGGGCCGGGGTCATCTGTACCATCTGATTGGCCACATCAAAAACAATGGACGCCTGCTGGCGGTCAGCGGCGGCTCCGTAAACCTCCGCTGATGGCTCCCCATCCGCATACAGGAGATAAAGGGCCACCGCTGCTGCCAGCTCACTCTTCCCGTTCTTCTTTCCGATTTCGACAAAAGCAGTACGGAACTGACGTTTTCCTCTCACATCCACGATTCCAAAGAGATCCCGGATGATCTGCTCCTGCCAGGGGAGCAGCCAGAAACGCTTCCCCGCCCATTTGCCCTTGGTGTGCCGGAGGTTCTCAATAAATGCCACCGCCCGGTCCGCTTTTACTTTGTCATAATGGGATGTGGGCAGCATAAACCGGGAAGGTTTGTAATCTTTCAGCTTCGGATAATCCTTCGGTCTTGATTCCGCCATCAGTTGCCACCTCCCAAAAGCGCCTCCATCTCGTCCACAGTGCTATTGCTGTTATCCTCGGCAATGATCCGGCTCCGGGAGGACGGAGTCAGGCCGAACTGCTCGGCAAACCGGTTCATGATCTTCAGATAGGTCTGCGCAATAGAAACCTGCGGCACCTGCTGCCAGTAACCGGACGGTGTCTTTACGATGGATCCATGCTGAGAGATGAATTCCTCCGCCTCTTTCCACCGGGCATATGCCTGACAGTATCCGGCGAAGGCCGCCATATCCACCTCTGTCAGGATGCCGATCTGCTCCATCTGTTTGGCAAGCCTGCGCCACTCCTTTTTGGCTTCCGGCTCCAGCCACTTTGGGCAGCTTGGCGCCTTCTTCACAGGCTTCGGTTCTTTTGTGTTTAACGGACGCTTGCCTGGATTCCCTTCCAGCTCCTTGATAGCTGTGGGCGTGGGTTTTCTTCCCCTGGTCGCCATGCGGCATCCCCCCCTTCCTAAAAATCCGCATCAAAAAAGGGCCTCCGAAGAAGCCCCCAAAATCACTCGGTATTCTGCCTATCCATGCATTCGGTCGGATACCTGTTTTGCCAGCCGTACCGCTTTCCCAATGTACTCCTGGATCTCCGTAAGATCCCTTATATCCGCAGCCGTTGCCGCACTGGGATCATAGCGGATTCCATGCAGATGGCGTTCCAGTTCCGCCATCATGTACTGTGCATCATCCGCCTTTTCATATACCTTCTCTTCATATCCTGTCATCCTATATTCCTCGCTTTCCCTGTGGTATTTCCCCTTGGATTGTGTGTATATTACCGTCAGTGTCTATAAATAGCAAGCGGGTATGATACACAATCTCTTTTAAGAGATATTGGTAAGTTTATACGATAAGACAAGGGAAAAGCGGCCGGGACTTGCGCCTCCGCACCGCTTCCCATTTCGTTTATTTCATCCGGCTGATCGCCCATTCCAGGGCGTGGCCGCCGTCCGGAAAAGTGCCTTCCGATGTCTCGATGAGGTTCAGGCGGCACTCGCATTCGCAAAGCCCGGTTTCTTCCGGTGTTTCGACAAATTCGTAAATCCCGGCGATGAACCCGCCGTTCCAGTAGCGGTCCGCCATCAGAATGTAATCCCCATACTTGGCGACGATCCCATCCCCTGCCGTGACCTGCATCTCCAGATTTTCCTGGGTGGTTTCTTTCCTGTACCGGTATTCATTTTTCTTGCTTTCAAATGTTCTCTTCATCCTTATTTCCTCGCTCTCTTTCGGGCTGTTCCCCTTTCGGTATGTGAATATTACCGTCATGAGGAAAATATAGCAAGCGGCTAAAGTACACGATCATGGGTACCGGAAATTGTGTATATTGGAATCATTGGAACAGATGGCTCCCGGCGTTCCTTTATGTCTGCTTCCTATCCGGATTTGTACCCGTGGTTTTTTCAATCATAATCTTCAACTCACAGTCTTTTTTCCCGTAAGACTTTTCTATGCTCCTTCTTATGCCATCCCAAAATTGCGCATCGCTGTCGCTGCGGTTCATGCGGCAGTAAAAACCGATACGCTTTACTCTTCCAGCGATCACCATCCCGAAATCCTCCTACTACAATATCTCAATTCTCACAGAGTCCACAGGCAGCCGCCGGCAGGAAGCTGATCCCTCGCCACTGCCAGCCCGTATCTTACCGGAAAAATTCTGCGGTATCATTGTCCACCCAAAGGTGCATTCCGTCTGCTTCGCAGATCAGGTGGTCTTCGTGTACCTCAGTGATCACGCCCTCAAAATGGAAGCTTCCGTCAAATTCTGTGCCTTCGTAAATCGTCTTTCTTCCGGTTTCCCAGCTTCTCCAATCCTGCATGTTCTTCTCCTCCCTTTGCTTTTGTTGTGTGTATCTTACCGTCGCTTCCGGGATATAGCAAGTTCATTCGGAGCCATATGATACACAAAAATCAGGGAGAAGAATTGTGTACATTACTCCCACAGACAGGCGCAAGCAAAAGGACGGTTATCCAGCCCCTTGCTTCTGTCAGCCTGTATGGTCTTACGCAAACTCAATGGTCAGCATCCCGCTCCCGACAAAAAAATCGTTCTGAACCAGTGGATCTTCCAGAAAAGTCTCCTTCGCTTCTTTGAGCATCCTCTTAAGCCTTTCCTCGCCAACCAGTGCTTTAACGGCCTTCCTTGTGGTTTTCTTCCCGTCCAGGTAAAATGTCGTTTTCATGGTATTTTCTCCCTTCGTTTTTGTTGTGTGTATCTTACCGTCAGTGCCGGGATATAGCAAGTCGTATTGCAGCCATAATGTACACAAAGATCAACGTCGCAAATTGTGTATATTACAACCAGAGATAAATGCTGAAGCACCAAAAGAGTCTCCTTTCGGAAACTCCCGGTGCGGCCTGCTTACCAGTCCTCTTCCTCCTCATCCCAGTCATCCATATCCTCGTCAGGATCATACAGGTCCCACATGTCAGTTGTCGGAAGTGTACGAAGCTCCGGGTGGCCTTCCACGTAGTCGGCAACCGCCCCAGCCAGAAGATCGATGCGCTTTTCATAGACTTCTTTGCTGTAGATGCCCCAAATGGATGCTGCCAGGTCGCTGACCTCTTTATTCCCTTTATGGATCAGGAAACGGGCTGCCGCGTTGCAGGTCTCCCTGCCATATGCAATGCCCACCTGGTCGCCATCGTTATGCCATCGGTATCCGATCCTTGCCATTGCCCGGACCAGTTCCCCGGCCAGACTCTCCGCTTTCCCGCTTGATGGCACCAGTTCCTCAAATAATGCATCGATCCGATCAATGTTCTTCGTCATGTTCCATTCCTCCGTTTCTGGTTTTCGTTTCTGGTTTCCCTTTCGGTATGTGCATATTACCGTCATGTGTGGGAGATAGCAAGCGGCTAAAGTACACGATTATCCGCCCTTATCTTTGGTACATTTATGGCTCCAGATTAACTTGATAAATACCGGCTTTAGAGCGAATATACACACAACAAAAGAAAACACACACCACACGGAGGGAACCACCATGAAGAAGAATTTTACCGAAATCGAAGAGATCATTGAAAGCCGCATCGCAGAACTTGAAAAAGAATACGACCTCGACCACTACGACATCGGGGACATCCGGTTGGAAGCCTACCGGGAAAACGGATGGAGCGGCGACCCCTTCCCCCTTGATGAGGAAGAAGAGGAAGAGCCGGAAAAGGAATGGCACTACCGCAGCATTGAAGAACAGCTCGCCGAGATCGGCATGAGCATGAGGGACTTCCTATAAAGGGAGCCCCGGCCAGGGCAGCCCCGTATGGGGCCCGTCCCTCGTGGTTTCCTTTCGTGTGTGTCTATATAACCAATCTCATGGCTGCATCTTTGTGCACTGTATTTCGCGTATACCGCTTGCTAATCTTGCAAACGGGAGGTAAGATACAGGAAACTGGAGAAGGGGCCTGATGATTTCGGGCCTCCATTTATCGTGGAAATAATCCGCTCCAGCCCTTCTTTACAATCCACCACTCCGCCAGCGGCAGACGTTCCAAAAGTCCCGCATCTTCAAGTCCTTCCAACATCCCGCAGTCCTCGCACACCGTAATGTCTGCCCGGCGGCTTTGCGCCAGGATACGGTTCCCGGCTTCCTCACATGCGCCGCACCTTGGGCAGCGTACGCACCTGTGCCGCCTTTTTCCCAGCCAGTCAAGGCTTTGCCTGATCTCCTCCTCGGAAGCCACACGGTGGCATATATCGGCGCCGTAAGCAACATTCAGGGAGCCGCCTCCATCCCAGTTGACCAAGATGTTCCCGGCATCGTCCACGCCCTGGCAGGTTCCCTGGGAGCCCGGCTTCGGAGCCTGCACATCATCCATCTCATCCAGGACGATGCGGCAGCCCTTGGGAAATTTCTTTCTCATTTTTTCAAGTTCGCTTTTAGTGGGAATCCTCATCGTATTCCTCCTCGTCCGTACATTCAGTTTTTCCTGCCGCAAGCTGCAGATAAATCCTTGTATAGCGGCCATGTTCACTCCCCTCGCTGCAGGCCATTGCTCTCTTGTAAAATGCCATCGCCACCTCACGACTGTCCCATTCCTCCGTCCTCCCATAGCAGGTAACGCAAATCTTCTTCCGGCTTTCCCGTAAAGCCTGCTCCAGGATGTGCATCGGGAAATGGAAATCATGGTAACCCTGCGCTAATACCCTGTAGTAACCCGGCGTTGGCTCCCGCAGTTCATGTCCATCCGCCATGATGTAAACCATGGCAATAAGCTGTACCGGCTCTCCTCCATCCATAGGGAACACCTCCACCGGAAGTTCCCTTTTGTAGTAGTAGGCCGGGTAGCCTTCATAGCGGTCGAGCCGTTTCTCATCCGATTCGGAAATTTCCCACACCAGCGCCGGTGTGTTCTTCTTCGGGTTTTCCTCAATGGTGGCGTGTACCTTAAAGACCAGCTGCCATCCGTAGAGGATCGCCCTCCCCACAATCTTCGCGTCCGGCGTCCGGAATGCCATCTGTTCTGTTGAAAGGTTGCTGCCATAGGCAATGTAGTATCGCTTTCTCATAAAATCTTCACTCCTTTCATCCGCTTTTCTTGCGGCAGTGGTATATTCGCTCTATATCCGATCATTATCAAGTGATTTCCGGCCCATATTTTCCACAAAAATGTGTGGGACAAATTGTGCGTTTTACAGCTTCTGGAACTTTGCCAGGTAAGCCTTGGCCGGCTTCACGCCGATGCTGTCCGACAGCCCTTTGTCCAGGATCTCCACATCAAAGCCCCAGCGGGCGTATCCGTCATCCAGAAGTTTATAGTACTCCATGCTGGGCTCGCCCAGCTGCCGCTCCTCATGGAGCACGTACGCCATACACTGCTTGTTTCCCTTAAGCCGCCCGCCCCGCAGGGTTTTGACTGTCAGTTGGAAATACCGTTTATAATAAAATTTCGGATATCCTTCGTAGCGGTTTAACAGCGCTTCGTCAAATTCGCTGATCTTGTAGACCAGGGCCGGCACAAAGCAGTTGGCGTCCTGCTCAATAGTGGCGTAAAAGCCGCTGCCGCTTTTCTTGAAAAGCAGCCGGTACCCTGGGATCTTCGCAGTCCCGGTGGCCACGGCATCCGGGCATCTTTTTGCCATCCGTTCCAGGGAAAGGTTGCTCCCATAGGCCAGGTAATAGATGGCTGGCCGGTGGGAGACTTCAATGCTGAACCTGTTCCATGCGTCCATTCCCGTCACCGCCTTCCCAGGTATCTGTAACTTCCCTGGCTTCAAATTCCACGCCGGAGAAATCTTCCGCTACAAGGATGATCTGGCCGTTGTGCCACCAGTCACTGACCGTCTGTTCCGCGTCATCCGGCGTGGGAGCCTTCAACTCCGATTCATGAACGGTGACCGTCCGCCTCCTCGTTTCCGTGATCGTCACCTGGTATACCCGGCCCGTAGGCCGTGTCTGTTTTTCGTATTTTTGCTTCATAATGTTTACCTCCTTCTTCTACCACCCAAAGGGCGGCCAAGCCGCCCGGAGGAGTCCCGGTTTCCCGTTTTAGGTGGTGTCCCTATCGTTCGCTGTGCCGCCATGCACAGTTGCCATCCATGTTCTCAAGGAAGAAATCCCTCGCAGTTTTGAATTCTTCCCCGATAAATCCCAGGCGGAGCATCCAGCATCGGAAAGCGTAGGCTTCGTTTTCTGTCTGTTGTGGTTTCGGGCTTGCAAAGCGTACCTGCTTGGCCAGCTGACTCATGGCCAGACAAAGCTGGATCATAGCCTTAAGGTGGCCAGCATGAAGGCCGTTCTGCTTGCTGTCTGCCGGGGCTTCAAACTGGAAGCATCTGAACTCTATGGTCCCCTTAGTGAAGGTTGCATGGAGATTCATTACATGATACCGGCTCCGGTTGTAATGGTCGTGCCGCCTGAACCCGCATCCCTGGCTTTCATACCAAATGTCCGCAAGCTGCTCCATGGTCCTCGGCTTCTTCCGGTTGATCGCTTCCAAAAATCTCGGGTCAATCGTCCTGCAGTAGTTTTCCTGTCTCCAGGCATCCACCTTGATGGCCTTGCAGATTTGCGATTCGTGTGCCGCCATGATGTTCACCAGGTTGCGGATGGTCTGGGGCGTGTGTCCTTTGGCTCCGATGTGGATGTGGACTCCGCAGCCTCTTCCGGCATCGCTCTTCATCCCGGCTTTCCGGAGAGCCCGCACCAGCCCCTGCAGAAGCTCCATATCTGCGTAGGTCAGGATCGGTGTGACCATTTCACATTTCTGGTCGTCTGGGCCGCTGATGCTCACATCCCTCTGGAACTTCCACTCCCTGCCCTGGGCATCCCAGGCGCTCCAGGTCATGTATCCGTTCCTGTTCGCGGTGTATTCGCTCCGGCCGGTTCCGAAGTAGGCAGCGGCTTTCTCGGCTGCCTTCTTGCGGGTGATGTTGTTGCCCTCAATCTCAACTCCGAATGTCTGGTTCTTCATGTTCTCGATCTGGATCCTCGTTGCTTCCTTCATGGTTCTTATCTCCTTTGCTCTGTGTAGCTTGTTGTTTTCCCTTTCGGTATGTGCATATTACCGTCAGTACCCCACAATAGCAAGTCAATATCGAACCATAATGTACACAAACATTCCGGCCAAAGATCGTGTATTTTATGCTGGGAAACGCTGTTGCTATTTACACATTTCAGAGCTAATATGGCTACAATGGGAGAGGGCCTCGCATAGAATCCGGCCCCCATTTTCGGACGGACAGGTGCTCATGCGCCTGACGCCATCAGCTGAATCTCCGTCGGGGAGGCATCTGCCGCAGATCCTGTTTCCTGATTTTCCGCTGCAAGTCTTGCGGCTTCTTTGGCTGCCCTCAGCTCATCCCGCTTTTTCTGCGCCTTGACTTTTGCCTTTTCCGCATCCGCCGCGGTACGGAACGCACTGTGCCCGGTAAGCTTCTCCATCAGGATCTTCCGGGTCTGTTTAAACTCGTCGCCGTCCATGCCAATGCGGACCAGCCAGATGCGCATGGCGTACTTCTCATTGGCAGCGTCCACCGCCTTGGCCTGGATCCGTTTCTGGTGTAGCGCCTGATTGTTCATCATCACCGCCAGATGCCCATAGGCCCTCAGGTGGTCCACATCTGCCGCTTCCCCAAATCCCGTAAAGCTCACCGCCTCCGGTGTGATTGTCAGGCCGTAGAGACTCTTTCCATGCTGGTCCTCATAATCCGCGACTGCCCGGAAGAAATTCGCCCGCGTGTAGGTGCAGCGGTCATCCTTAAGAGTTTCGATTAGCCCCTCGTCTACCGAAAAATGTCCGCCGGTGGCTTTGTTGACCAAAGGGCCACGGCTGTAAATCAGGTTGACCAGGTTTCGAAGTGTTGTCCCACTGTGCGCCCCAAGAGCGATCTGGAAATCCATGTTCATATCGAGTGGCTCGCCACCCGATGGGGTGCTGTCTCCTGTTTCCGAATCATGACTATCCGGTGAATCTATCTCCGCTGTGTCCGGTTCAACTCTCTGCTCCTCTGTGAGACTGGCTGTGGAACCATCAGCCGCACCGTCTGTTTCTGGTTCCGCTATATCCAAACCCTCTGTTTCTTCAGTTTCCCCGGCAGCATCTTCGATACTCTCAGTAGTTACCGGTTCCCCCTCCAGTCCGCCGGCTTCCTCAGTCTCTGTCTCCTGGATGGCATCCTCCACTACCTCTCCGCCGGTGATCATTCCTTCGTTCATGAGGGCGGTCAGGATATCCGCATCCGCCTGCTCCTCATCCACAAAAAGGTCGCCGTCCCGATCAATGGTATATGGCCCGACCTCATAAGCGTATCGCGGGGCCCTGGTGTAGAACGGCTGCATTCCAGTCAGTTCCCCCAGCCGGGTGGCGATGCTTTTTCTTTCTTCCGTATTCCTGTTGAATTTCAGCATATGTTCTCGCTCCTTTCGTTCCCGCCGCTTTGCTTCCTGGCGGTATGGTATTCATCACTCAAACGGGCCAAAATAGCAAGGCCATTTCATGATAAAGTTCAAATTTGACCTATTACACAATTCCGACGCCAGGAACTGTGCAGTTTATGGTTCCTCATCATCTCTGCTCTGGTCGTTCTGCTTTCGGATCCATTCAGCCTGTTCCTCATCTTCCTCATCCCTGGCCATCACACAAAGGGAATAGGTCAGCAGGAGAAGGAAGGCAAGCACTGCAATGCCCAGGATCATCGGTAAAAATTTCAATTCTGCCACATCCTTCCTATGTACCCTGGCAGGAGCCAGCCATACCTCTTCCGGTAAAGCCGGCCCCTGCCATGCTTCATTTTGTTTCATCAAGCCCCGCTGCCCAGACGATCCCGGACAGGACAAAGTAAGCGCACGGAAGAGCGATGCCATTCCCCCACAGGCGGTACTCTGCGCTGTCGGAATAAGGGTCAGCCAGCCATTTGCGAATCTGCTTTTCTGTCTTCGGTTTCTTCGCCCCGGTAGCAACTTTACGGTGTGTTTCAAACACATCCGCCCAGAAAGCGATCTCCGCGTCAGCGGGGTCAGCTGTCCCAAGGTCCGCGCACCAGGCATCCGGGAAACCCTGGAGTCTTGCGCATTCGGTTGGGGTCAGCCGCCGGACAATATAATACGGCTCCGTGATGATCGGCGCCTCATGGTTGCAGCTTAAAGTCGGACACAGGTCCTCCCCAATCTCCGCGTTTGCCTGCCCGGTGGCCATGCAGAGCGGCCTGTCTTCTGCAGGCCTGCTGCTTTCCGGTTCCTTATCCGCATCCCGCCCGTTGTCCTCTTTGATGATTACATGTGGATCTTTGTAATCCCTTGCCATGATCGGCGGGGACTGTTCGGCACCCACCCTGGTAAATTCCCCGGCCGTCATGCAATATACCGCCGCATGCCGGTCGCTGGTATCCAGTGTAAAGGACACATCCTCATTAACTCTGTCCCCCTGAGGGCCGTTCTTATCCGCACGACCGATCATGGAACCCTGCAGGACGTAGGTCTGCTGTTTTGCCCCAGGCTCCGCCGCCAGTGCCCCGGCCACATTTTTCAGATCCCGGACTTCATTGCGCTGGTTCTGGGAAAATGCCACAACCGCGATCCCGCCCTGGGAGCAGTCCGGTCGGCCCCCGTTCTGGTCCAGCGTCCTCGCCGTATCCGCCTCATAGAATCCGGTGTGCGGGTTTTCTGAAAGCATGGCATGGCTGGCTTTGGAGCAGATGCCGTAAGCTTTTACTGCCAGCTCGTTACACCGGGATTCTCCAATATCAAAAGTGTTCAAAGTATTGGCCACTTCTGCTTCCTTCCAGACCTGTCCCTCATCTACAGAATGGGGACGTGTTCCCTTGCAGTATGGAATAAACACCGTCTGGTCACTATTGCAGCCAAGGGTAGCGGATTTCTCCACCTGTACCTGTGCGCCCTTGCCGCCTCCCTCGCATCCTGAACGTATCTTCAACGTCTGCGGCGGAAGTTCCTGATGGGCCTTTCCATCCATCACCAGCGGCACGTTGTTCCCGCCCGTCCCCATCCGGCTGGTCAGGGTCTGGATCGTTTCCGGTTCCCCGATGCCGATACGGGAATCCGCAGGATGATAGTCCAGGGCAATAGCAGCCGGCACCACACCGGCCCGCAGGGTCGGGGATGTCTCTTCATCGTAGCCGATGCTCCTGGCGTTTGCGCTGTGTTCTGTACAAAAACCTGCGGCAGCAGGATGTTCATCCAGGAGCACCGGCGGGTGGTGCGCCTCCGCCCTGAGAGTACTGACCACATCCTCAGACACATCCATCCGGGAACCGCCCTGGTCGTTCAGGATGACCCGTCCCCGTCCTCCCGCGTCCGTTCTGCCTGCTGTTCCAGGGCTTTCTTCAGGATCTCCGGCAATGCTTTCCCCCTGGCGGAAGCCCTGCGGAGTATACCCAGACACGCCTTCCGACTTAAATAAAACCTCTGGGGCACGTCCGCCTGCAAAATCTGCGACAAGAAAGATTCTTGCTCTTCGTTGGGGGACGCCCCAGTACCTAGCGTCAAGAACGCGGTATGCCACGCTCCATCCGTCTCCCAGGTAACAGTCGGCATAGGGCTATCTGCTTTTTTCAGGCGGAGGCAGCGGTGGCGCTTCCGGCTCTTTGATCCGGATGACCTCTTCGAGGACGGCTTTGAAGTCCTCCCCTTTGTTGGATGAGAAGGCCCCCGGCACATTTTCCCAGACGATAAATCTTGGTTTTTCTCCATGTGTTTTCTCCCTCATTTCTTTCACGATGCGGATGGCCTCGAAAAACAGCCCGGACCGTGAACCATCCAGGCCGCTCCGTTTCCCGGCAATCGAGAGGTCCTGGCAGGGCGAGCCAAACGTGATGATATCCACCGGTTCCAGGTCCGCGCCGCTAATGCCGGACACATCCCCGTAATGCCGCATCTTTGGCAGCCGCTTTGTGGTCACCCGGATGGCGAAGGGTTCAATTTCGGAAGCCCAGACCGGCTCCACGCCTGCGAGGATCCCCGCCAATGGAAAGCCCCCGGAGCCATCAAACAGGCTTCCGAGGGTCAGTGGTTTCCTCTGTTTGGTCTCCCTACTCTCCATGGCTGCCCTCCGTTTCCGGCTCAAAGCTGGCCACTTCCTCAAACTTCAACTTCTGGCCATCGCGGAGGACATACACATCGTCATAGCGGCCTGACCGATACTCAATGTACCGCTTCACGATCACATCCATGAACTTGGCATCCAGCTCAATGCCCCGGCACAGTCGATCCGTTTCCTCACAGGCGATCAACGTGGAGCCGGAACCCAGGAATGGGTCCAGTACGATGGCGTTGGTCATGGTGCTGTTTTTGATGGGATAACTCATCAGGCCGATGGGCTTCATGGTCGGGTGGAGTTTATTGGATTTCGGCCGGTCATACTCCCAGATGGTGGTCTGCTTCCGATCCGAATACCACTGGTGGCGGCCGTCCTTCTTCCAACCATAAAGACATGGCTCATGCTGCCACTGGTAAGGGCTCCGCCCAAGGACCAGCGCGTTCTTCTTCCAGATGCAGCACCCGGAGAGGTAAAAGCCAACAGCGTCAAACGCGCGACGGAAGATCAGGCCCTTGGAATCCGAGTGGAACACGTAAATGCTGCCGTCATCCGCCAGGTTGTCATGCATACAGCGCATGGCCTTCTCGGTAAACTGGTACGCCTCTCCATCCGGAAGGTCGTCATTCTGGATCGTCCCGGCAGTCCCTTCATAGGACACGAAGTAGGGAAGATCGGTCAGGACCAGATTCGCTTTCACGCCGTCCAGCACTTTCGCATAGCTTTCCGGCAGGGTCGAGTCCCCGCAGAGGACTTTATGTTTCCCCAGCACCCACAGGTCGCCGGCCTTGGAAAACACAGGCTGCTTCAGCTCCGATTCCACATCGAAATCATCTTCTTTGACTTCCTTGCTGTGTACCTTGTTGAAGAGCGTCTCAATCTCCGGTGGGTCAAAGCCCGTCTTGCCAAGGTCAAAATCGCTGTTCTCGATATCCTTCAGCAGATCCGCCAGCAGGGAATCATCCCAGGCACCGGTGATCTTGTTGAGGGCGATGTTCAGCGCTTTCTCCCTGGTCTTGTCGATGTCCACCACGGCGCAGGGTACTTCCGTGTAGCCCATGGCAATGGCAACATTGAGTCTCTGATGTCCGCCGATGATCGTCATGTCGGCGTTGATCACCAGCGGGTCAGCGAAGCCGAACTCCTCAATAGAATTTTTGATTTTTTCGTACTCCTTATCCCCAGGCTTTAATTTCTTCCTGGGATTGTAGGCAGCCGGCTTGAGTACGGTAACCGGCAGCACCTTCAGTTCTGCGGTAGGTTTCATGCGTACACGCCTCCATGTAAAGATTTACACGCGCATGACCTCAGAGAAGGGCACGAAAAAAGAGCCGAAGAAGAATCCCGGCTCCATAGTCTCCGCATCCTTATCTTCGCCAGTGATCTCTGACAGCGGCTGTTCCGTGATTGGGTACCATTCCGGATTCTTCCCGTTCATGGATGCCAGCACTTTCTCCTCTGTATGGTCAATGGCATGTACACAGATACCGCCCGTATTGCAGACCGCAAATACACCGATGACCTTCAATCCTTCCAAAAATCTGTCACTCCCTTCTCCCATAGCGGGATTCAAAATAGCATGCCTGGCAGCAGAATCGCTGCGGCTTCTTTCCCTCGTTAAGCGCGTAGAAAACCTCACCACAATTCTCACACACAGCACGCCGGCCATGCTTTTCCTTTTCTGCCCGCCACCTGCCATTCCAAAATTTGTTCCTGCAAAAGCGGGAGCAGAATTTCTTTGGCCTGCCTGTAGGCGGCTGGATGATCTTTTTCCCACACACCGGGCAGTTGGCGTACTTTGGCTCTCGTCTGTGGTAGCGAAGCCACGCCTCGTCTTCCTCCGGGATAGGCATCCGCCGGCATGGTCCGGTAACCGGAAGGCCCAGCTTCAGACAGTGGAGGATAACAGTCCCTTCCGGGATGCCCAACTGCTCGGCAATCTCAGCGCAGCCCATTTCGCGCATCCGCAGTTCCCGTACTTTCTCACGTTCCGGCAGGTAAGCTCCGCCGTCTGTAACATAGTCCAGCGGAATCCCTGAAGCTTTCTTTTCAGTCATCCGCCACACCATCCTTTAACTTCCGGCCCCGATTAGCACAGGCCCTGCTGCAGTAGGTGCGCGGCCGGTACGCCTCTTTTGCGGAGAGGAATTCCTTCCCGCAGGCCGGGCAGGTTTTCATCCGCGCCGCTTTCCAGTGATCAGGCTTCGGATGCTCGGCCCACCACTGTCTTCTGCAGGCAGCAGAGCAGAACTTTCTTGGCCGGCCGGTCTGTTTCCTCGCCACAGCTTCCCCGCACTGCGGGCAGAACCGTTCCGCTACATGGGGCAGGAATTCTGCCATGGTACTGTCAAAACAATCTTTACTGTTTTTCTTTTCCTGCACCTTCCTCCTCCTTTCCCGTAGCACAGCAAAATCAACCTGTTTTCATAAAAATGTTCAAAAAACAGGCAAAAAAGAAAGAGCCGTTGTCCGGCCCCAAGGGTAAGATTTTATCTTTGTATGATTTCAGCTTGTTTTTTTGATGTCCCTGTCCGATGTTTTATCGGAACAAACAAAAACACATGAGAAATATCGGACAAATCACGGTTTCTCATGTGCTTTGGTTCATTCCGAACAGATATGCCAAGGTCTTAAGAGATGCTTGCCGCGCCTCTTTTTCATGTGTTTTGGTTTCGCGCCGGACCCTCAAGACCCCCGGCCTGTCAATTTCGCGGATTTTCACAGAAGAGGGGCCGCCGGTCTTCCTGCGGCTTTCCCACAGTGAAGTGAACCCGGCCCCGGCGGGGCATCAGGACATGAAAAAAGCACCCATCAGATTTCTCTGACAGATGCTTGTTTGCGCAGATATAATTCAAAGAGCTTCTCGTGCCTGCACTGGCGGCTGTACTCTGCCACCATCCATGAAGTCATCGGAGAACATCTCCAGACTATCCAAGAAACCAGCCCATTTACTTTCTTTTGGCATCAGGATAACCATATCACCAACCTGGCTAACAGCAACTTCATCGCCGTTGATGCGACACTCTTTCGGGAGACGAACTGCCTGCCCCTGGCCGTTTTCAAATAGCTTTGCTATCATCATGGTAATGCACCCCCTCATACTCTTAAGTATATGTTAATCCCCCCGTTCCAAAGACATCGTCATACGTTGCAAATTCACCGTTTCCTTCAGCAACTGCTTCTGCATCAGACAGCATTGCTTCAACAGCCGGCCTAACCTGCGCCTGTTTTTCCTTAAACTTAGAAAGCAATTCCTCGCCTGACAAACCTTCCGCAATCAACTCTGCAAGGATCTGCTCTGCAAATTCACCGCTGGCAACTGTTTTCACGGGGCGGATAATCAGTTCGTTGCCACGCATCACACATTCCGCTTCATTACCAAACCCTAAAGTCTGGTAAAACTTTTGTGGGATTGTGATTTGTCTCTTTGATGAAATACTAAGGATTTTCCGATTCATCTTGGAGCCACCTCTTTCTACTACTGCTGTAGCCATACCCGTTACCTTACTACTCTATCCGAAACCAGTAAATTCGTCCATGATTTTCTGTTTCTGTACTTCTTTGTTTCTGAGATTGTTGTATCTCAAAGGAGATACAAAGTCAAGAGGTACCAGCCTGAAAGCTGCATTATCGCACGGTATTTATCCGCCTTCTCCCAAAATCAAGTACATTTCAGGAGAAAGAAGATTGCTCCTGGGAGAATAATTAGTAGGTGTATGTCGGGTGGCTGTCCTCGTGTCCTGTTTTTACGTTATGATGATGCCTGCACAAGCTTTGCCAATTGCTCTGATCCCAGAATAGCTTCTGGTCACCACGGTGGGGAACAACGTGATCCACAACCGTTGCTTTGGTATAGCATCCCTGCTTCATGCACTCCACACATAGCGGGTAGCTCTGAAGGAATGCTTTGCTTACCTTCTGCCAGCGGCTGCCGTAGCCGCGCTTCGCGGCCGGCCGTGTTATCTCCGGGTGGAGTGGCTTGTGCTTTTCACAAAACTTTGTCCCTGGCTCAATCAGTTCCGGGCAGCCCGGATGTCCGCAGGGGACTCTTGGTTTCTTGGGCATACACATTACCTCCGTTCCCATAAAAAAGCACCCGCCATATTGCAGACTGATGCTTCTCTTCATTCGTCCTTTTTTATTGATTTATGGACGATACTATTTTAATTTGGATGAAAAATTGACTTAAACGTATCGCTTCGAACGCAATAGGTGCTTCTTCCGCTACCCCACATCTTTTATGACAGCTTCGTATAGTCAGATTTTCTCATTTTACACTTGGGGCAAAATAACCTTTGATTTTCGTCCGACCCATCACCCTTTCGTCCATATCATACTCTGTTTTGGACGAAAAGATTAATGGCCGGACAAAAGATTTTTCTGCCAGCGGCTGTCGTAGCTGCGCTTTGCGGCCGACCGTGTTACCTTCGGGTGGAAAGACTTGTGTTTCTCGCAATATTTGCCCAACTTTTACCACACATGGTATTATGATTTGGCATTAAAAAGCCGGGGTATGTTTTCGTACACCTCGGCTCTGGTTTGTATCATCGGAACTTAAATTCTTGCAAGTAACTCAGATGGAGTAAATGCCATCACCTTACTCTTTGAAAAATCCCTCACGTTTCTTGTGATAATATAATCTGCATGAATCCTTTCTGCAGTGACACTTTGAACCGCATCTTCAAAATCTGACCACTTTAGTTCTGCAGCTCGTGTCAAGTCAGCCACACTAAAATCAGCAAATTCAAAGATCAGACTTAGCTTCCGGTAAACTTCCTCAATCTTTTCTGAATCCAACTGCTTGCGCATGATATAGACCAGGTTTGCAAAGGTTAGTGCAGACACGTATCCTTTCGCTTGCTCTGTCTCACAAAGCTTCCAAATCATTGAGGAGTCCTTAACAAATTCGGAACGGTTCAGAAGAACATCCAGGATAATATTGGCATCAATCAACAGGACCATATTTTTCTGCCAACCTTTCCGTTTTTATTTCGTCAAGATCATAATCCTCTTTCAGAATGCCTGTAAGAGAATCTGTCAGGTAAGAAACCGCTGCATCCTTGGGGATAAAGCGCCCGACCTCACGCCCGTTTTTCGTCACAATAATTTCATGTCCCGACATCACAAGATTCAGATACCTTCCGAAATTATTCTGCATTTCGGTTGCAGTTGCTGTTGCGATATTCATAGCGATACCTCCTTTAGCTAATTTCATTATACTTCAAATTAGCCATTCTATCAAGAGGTTTGAAAAATTTACTTCTCCCACGGCAAAAGCCCTTTGCCGAAGTGTCCGTAGGTGCTTACCGCATTGTAGTCCACATCCAGCAGATGAAGGTCTCTTACGATGCCCCTGGGCGTCAGATCGTAATTCTCCCGGACATAAGCGCGAATGAATTCCAGGTTCTGGTACTCAGAGTCGAAGCAGTCCACCGCCACAGATACAGGTTCCACAACGCCAATGGCGTAGGCCAGCTGGATTTCACATCGGTCTGCATACCCGGCGCGTACAATATCCTTCGCAATCTTCCTCGCCATGTACTCACCGGAGCGGTCCACCTTAGAGGGGTCTTTTCCAGAAAGAGCCCCGCCGCCGATCCTGCCGATGCCGCCATAGGTATCACAGGCCAGCTTCCGGCCGGTCACGCCGCAGTCGGCAACCGAGCCTCCCACCACAAACCGTCCGGTCGGGTTGACCAGCTTCTCAAAATCACCTTTGATCCCGTACTTGCACGCCGCCAGCACCATCATGGATTCTATGATGTGCCGGAAATCACTCACCTCCACATCTGGACTATGCTGCACAGAACACAGGAAGGTGGTGATCCGGCCACTATTGTAATCGTAGCTGACCTGTGCCTTGGCATCTGCCCGGAACATCCGGGAAGGATGGTTTTTCAAAAGCTGAAGAAATTCTGTTGCCATGGCAAAGGGGATAGGGAGTAGCTCTGGTGTCTCGTTGGTGGCATAGCCAAACATAATGCCCTGATCGCCGGCGCCGCCTTTGTCCACACCGAGGGCAATGTCCGGCGACTGCTCCGATACCAGGATACTGATGTCCAGATAGTGTTCCATCCCATAGCCAAGTTTCTCGTAACCAATCCGGTCAAAGACCTCCTCCGCCAGTCTGCGGTAATCGGGCTTATGTTTGCTGGTCAGCTCACCGGCAATAATTAAGCGATGATTTTTCAGCAGACACTCAATCGCCACACGGCTGTCCTTATCATGCCGCAGACAATCGGTCACAATAGCATCTGCGATCTGATCGCATATCTTATCAGGATGGCCATTGCTGACCTGTTCACAGGTGTAAATTTTACTCATTGGCATTCTCCTCCTCTTGCACTTATGTATCAAAGCAGGCACTCTTTGCACTTGCCCACAATCTAGGCCAGCACAATGGATGCCCACAGTGATTTCCGTGTCTTAAAATACTGGATTTCTATCTTTCTTTTTCTCTTTGTTGCTACTTGTTGCAAGTAAAAACAGTAAATTATATATAAAGAAAGTAATATATAAAAAATAGGGTTTTCACTTGCAACATCCTGCAACAAGTAGGAAATTCGTGGCATGTCAAGGCTGAAAAGCAACATTCTATGCCGCTTTTTCCGGTATCCTCTAAGTATCGAATGCGTATCACCCAAGTATCAGCTGATATCACTTAAGAACTGGGAAGTCCTCTTTTGCCTCTTCCAAAGCAGCCACTTCAGGTGGTTCTTCACCATTTTCACTTTCCAGGAACCGGCATCCGATTAGCATCGTGGTTACCGATCCGCCATCCAAGGGCCTTTTTTTCCGGATTTCAAAAAATCTCTGCATGGAGCTGTTGAAATTCTTTGAATTCTCTACATGATAACCGTATTTCTCACACCACTGCTTATACAGCTTATAAGCAGCAGAGGTGCGAACCTCATATGCTTCGCCCTTTTCCAGCCAAGCATCAATAAACTGTGAGATACGATCCGATTCTTCACGGTATTCCTGGATCGCATCAACGACTGCTTTGGGAGATTCCAGCCTTTCCCGCCGAAATGCTTTATAACCTTCCAGGCACCAGTTAAAGATACCGGATAGGTTATCCTCCTCTGCAAACAGTGCTTTTAAACCCTTGTCCTGTTCGGCTTCCTGGAAATGCCGTTTGAATGGGATAATCTTCAGCCGGCCTGAGTCAAACAGGGTCATGTCAGATACATTCGGCAGGTAATTTGTGTTGATGAATATCTTGAACACCGGCTTAAAATCAAAGCTGTTCTCATGCAGGTAGCGGGCATTGATGGTGTCGTTACCAGTTAACCGTTTGACCAATGCGGCGTTGAAGGTGATCTTTTTTTCCGGCTCCGAAATATTGACAAAACGAATGCCGGCCAGCCTTGCGATCTCCTCGGATGGGCCGGAAGCATTGGTATTCCCAAACTTTGTGGAAAGCATCTCTGGATTGGATGTCTTGCTGTAATCCCCCATGATCTTAAGAAATGTCTCCATAGTGGTTCCCTTGCCATTACGGGATGTGGCGCCATACAGAATAAACAGACATTCCAGTGTGGTATCGCCGGACAGGGCGTAGCCAAGAGCCCGCTGAAGGTAGGACGCAAGCTGCTGATCTCCGCACATAACCTCATTGATAAAAGTCAGCCAGCGTGGGCATACAGCGGCAGGATTATAGGTTACACCGGATACCATCGTCAGAAAGTCCTCCGGCCTGTGCTCCTGGAACTGCAGTGTCCTAAGATTCAGCGTTCCATTCTGACAGTTAAACAGATCCGTGTTTTGGTCAAATGCAGACATAGGGATCGGATGGACAGACTTGGCGTCCTCCACCATGGTCCTGCGATTCTTTCTCAGCTGCAGTTTCTGGACCCGCTTAATATAACGGTTCCTCACATCTTCATCCTTGATCTGAAGGGCGAAGGTATACAGCTTATCCGCCAGCAGCTTTGCCAGCTCGGCCACCTTAAGCCCACCCTCATCTGGCCGCCATATCCGTCCGTCATAGACATACCAGATCCCACGGTCACGATTAAAACGGGCAATCGGCCGGAAGAAATCAGCAAAGGCATTTCCGATTCCAATCTCATCCCGTCCATACCGAGGATTGGAGTGTGGCTTCATCTCCTCCAGCGTCAGAGTAATGCGTGAGACGTCTGCCTTAAAATCTGCTGCCTGGTGATCCTCAATATCATCAAACTCATCCGACGGATCAGAAAGATCACTTGCCCGGACAGGCAGATAGATGGTCTGGCAGGACGCGATAGCATTCCGGATCGTGATCGCGCCATACGTCGTGCCGGCTTGTCTGCGATCCCACTTGGGTCGCATCATGCCGGAAGAACGGAAGATGCGGTCGATCTGCTCCTCATCACAGCCGCACCAGAAACACAGCATGGAGACAAAACCCATATCTGCGTCGGACTGGTTGTCAAAATACTTCCGCCAGTCTCCGTTGTAATAGTCCATGAACCGCTCACCGTTGGCGGATGCTTTTGCGTGTTCCAGCACCTGCTCATCGGAAAGATAGGAACATGGCTCGATGTGGCTATTGGTCACCTGGTTTTTGCGCTTCATGAAGGTGTCCAGCACCGTCTGCAGTGCCGCCATGTCATGCGGAACGGATCCTGACCGGTACTGATTGCCGGTGACGGTCACAAACCGGTTGGTCGCTCCCGGAAGGTAGACCTCCAGTCCGTGAGTCCGGTTGTTGATGTAGTAGACAGTCTTGTCAAAAATATAATCCGCATCGACCTGAAAGAATCCCCGCAGGCCGCTGCCGGACGGGGAACGCTCAAAATAGGCGTCTTTGAAGATTCCAAGCACAGAAGCGGCCACATCGTTCAGTGTGCCGTCCTCCCGGATGCAGTGGTCAATGTCAATGGCCCCGATCCCGGAAGCCACCCGGATACCGATCCCGTCATAGCCGCCCATGGCGTAGGCTTTCATGGCGTCCGTGAAATCCGAAAAAGTGTCCGGGTTGTTTGTCTGTGCTTTCTGGTTGGTCCCCGGCTTATAGGGAACCTTGGTCAACCTGGTAGATTTGGCGCCGCGCTCCATCTTCCAGGTGCAAAACCGACAGGAACTCTTTAGCTCTGCCGGGATGTTCACAAAATTTACGGTACTTGTATGGGTACTCATCAGTTTCACGCTCCTTAGAAGTTGATCTTAGACCGCACATGGGTAACTTAAGGGAAAAGATTGGCCGGAACCAGCAGTACACATCGGCATCATGCACCGCTTACCCTGTGCCGGATAAGGCCAATCCCAGATGCGCCTCCACCGCTTTTTCAATCTCATGGATCTTTTTGGAACTTACCCTTCCCACATAAGATTTCAGTGCGAGCTTGCCCACGGTAGTCAGCTGCTCGCCCAACACCATGGAGGGCTCTAGGGCAGGGCACTCATCCGCTAAGATCACATGAGTCGGAAGATAGGATTTCTTCAGCTTGGAGGTCAGCGGAACCACCGTCACGATCCCGGAATGCAGATTGGCCGTATCGTTGCTCATAATAAAAGCCGGACGGCATCCATCCTGGACGCTTGTCCCCGGATGGCATCCCAGCTCCACAAACCAGATGTCGCCACGTTGAGGAACGCGGTCGGGATGCTCTGCCTCGCTCCGGCTGTGTGTAGCGTCATATGTATTTTGCTGTCTCATGATCAGCTTCTTGGGGTTGGTCTTCATCTTTCTGGAATATGATGATTTCCTTCGTTTGTTTTTCCTACCCACGATATTCACCTCCCGGATGATTTACTTCTATCGTTCACTTGGATAGAGCTTCTATGTACTGCAGATTACTGAAAAAGCCGAGACGAGTGAACACCCGTCCCGGCTCTTCCACAAGGAGGAACTTTGAAAAAATGAATACGGAAAGGAAAGATATCTCCTTACCTTTCGGCCAGTATAATAATAGCATGTCAAAGTGGTATCTTTTTTGAGGTCAAAAGAGACGCTTTTCTCGCTCCAAACAATCTTTTACATCAAAAGATAAATCCAGATACCACTTGGCATATGTCACAAGATAATCACTTGCACGCTTCAGTGCCCTCTGAACAGTTTTATGGTTAATCTCATATTTTTTCATAATATCCTTATAACTCAGCCGGCCAAAATATCTATCGTAAGCAATTTCACGATACATCCCTTCCGGCAGACCCTCCATCCCGATTTCCAATACCATCACTTTTGTACGGGCATCAAAATAGGCAAAAAGCATTTTCTTATCTCCATCATCTAACGGAAGAAGCAGCAAATCCCTTAATTTTTCCCCATTAAGAAATGTGGCATCGGTTTCTTCAAGCCTTGCCATTGCAATGATGCTTCTACGCTTATTTTCAAAAAACCGACAGTAGTCCTTTAGGTCTGGATAATCATGGATTATCCCCTTAAGTACCTGATACTCTTCGTTACTTGCTTTCCCCGAATTTATGATACGTTTCCATCCAAAACCTCTCCTAAGTTGTAAACGATCCGTGTCTATATTAGCCATTTCTTATTCCTCCCTCGCCTGCCATTCCCGCAGCAGTTTTTTCATGTATTCATTGTAAACCGGGAAACTTGAAATATTTTTCAAATGATTTGCTATAGCCTGCAGGCATCTTTTTTTTATTTGACTTACCTGCTTATTGTGCAAGGTTCCTTTTTTATATGCCTTACAAACCTGCCGATAAGATTTTCCTCTGATAAACACTCTTTCAAATATTGCCCGTTCTTTCCTATCCATCCGTTCCTGCATGGCTGTCTCCACCGCCTCAATCTTCCAGCTAAGGTATCCATATTCCTTCACGGACTCATCCATCTCCCTTCGCAGCTTTCGGTTCATCTTCTCCACGTAACCGTTATCCAACAGTTCTGTGATACGCAGTGGAATATTACTGATATTGCTGGTCTGCACCCGTTCAGACTCATAGTCGATGCTGATGAAAGCGAGATCCCGGAGCGCCATCTCCTTCGTGTAAATCGGGACACCGGCATCGATCACTGCTTTCAACCATTCCCGGTCCTTCAGCATCTGCCCATAGGATTTTGCAAGGAAAAGGGCCAGCTCCGAAAAATCCGGGGCCGGCACGTTCTGTACATTATCCTGTTCAGCATGATCTTGAATCTCTGTATCCGCACCGCTCAACTGCTCCTTCTCATCCATAGCTAGCCCCTCCTTCCCGTAATGCCATTTTTCCTATTGCCAACTGTGTCTGCCTTTCTCCAAGCGCCACACTCCGCCGCACTCAATACAACCTCGCCTTCACTGCTAAGATCAGCTTTTCCTGGGTGATGTCTTTCTGCTCCAAAGCCGCCATTACGTCCTCATCCACCGTATCCTTACAGATGATATGATGGATTGTTACGGTCTCGCGCTGTCCCTGCCGCCACAGTCTGGCGTTGGTCTGCTGGTAGAGCTCCAGGCTCCATGTCAGACCAAACCAGATCAGGATGTGACCGCCCTGCTGGATGTTTAACCCGTGGCCGGCGGAGGCGGGGTGGATCAGGGCCACAGGGATTGATCCCTCGTTCCACTCCCGGATATCCTTGGATTCCTTGATATCCCTGGCAACCAGTCCCATCTTCGCAAGCCGGATCCCGATCCGCTGCCGGTCATGCTTGAACCAGTAGGCGATCAGGACCGGCTGACCGTTTGCCGCCTCAATCAGGTCTTCCAGAGCGTCCAGCTTCCGCTCATGGATAAACCTTGCGTTCCCGTTCTCATCGTAAACGGCGCCGTTTGCCATCTGAAGGAGCTTCCCGGTCAGGCTCGCGGCGTTGGCTGCGTCAATGTCCGCGTCCTCCAATGGAATGATCAGGTCACGTCTGAGCCGTTCATAATACTCGCGCTCCTTCTTATCCATCTCCACATAATGCTGCGTATAGACACAGTCGGGCATGTCGAGATAATCCAGGGCCTTCATCGAGATGGTGATATCGGAAATCCGCTCATAGATCTGTTCCTCTGCTCCCGGTCTTGGGACATACTGAAAGACCACACCGGTCTGCGGGTTCATGGAGCCGGCCTTGAAGTACGCCTCCCGGTACCGGCCGATGAACCTGCCTAAACGCTCACCGCCGTCCAGAATGCCGATTTCCGCCCAAAGGTCCATAAGACCGTTGGAGGTCGGTGTGCCGGTCAGCCCCACCCACCGTTTGACAAACGGCCGCACCTTTCTCAGCCATTTGAACCGCTGAGACTGGTAATTCTTAAAGGATGACAGTTCATCGATCACCACCAGGTCAAAATCCCAGCGCAGGCCATTCTTCTCGTAATGCTCCACCAGGAACTTCACATTTTCCCGGTTTACCACATAAACAAGGGCCGGATGGCTGATTGCTGCCAGACGTTCTTTCTTCGTGCCGACAATCACGGAAACATCCAGGTCTTTCAGATGATCCCACTTCTCAACCTCTGCCGGCCAAGTGTCACGTGCGACTCTAAGAGGAGCGATCACCAGGGTCTTGGATACCTCACAGGTATCCAGCATCAGGTCCCGGATTGCTGTCAGTGTGATAACGGTCTTGCCAAGGCCCATGTCTAAGAGAAGGGCAGCAATGGGATGTGTACGGATATACTCGATGCAATAGTTCTGGTAATCGTGCGGTTTAAAGATCATCAGACGCCACCTCCCCCTTATCCGCCACACTGTCAGCCTCCCCAGCGCCACCGCGTCCCTCGGAAGTATGGTGGGAAGTCCCATCCAAATCAAAAAAGCCCGCCAGATCTGACGTGTCTAAGGGTTCCAGGGTTTCGCCATAATCATCAAGGTCGGCCAAAGCCTCCGAGTTCCCCGGTATGATAGCCAGCGTAGACACATCCAGCTCGGGAACCTTCGCTCCAATCCCTTCCGGGAAGGGTTTACCGGGTATCCAATCCAGGATGGCCCGAATCGCCGGTTCAATCTGAGAGACCCGGTCGATGCACAGGACAGGGAAGCCCAGTTTCTGAAGCTGGTACCGGCGTTTCCTCTGTAAGGGCCGAAGCACCTTCCCCGGCGCCTTCAGTTCCACGAACACCGTCTTTGCCGGGAAGAACAGCACCAGGCGGTCCGGCAGGCCATTTGTCGTCTGGGAGGTCAGCTTGTAGGCCACGCCCCCGGCATTCCTTACAGCCTTTACAAACTCGTTTTCAACAACCGCTTCCCGCATCCTTGTCCTCCTTGTTACCGTTTCTGTAGACGTTTCTGTTTCCCGTTCTCTTCCTTTTCCGTGCTTTGGCCCGTTTTCTGCGCTTTTCCTCCCGCATGATGTTGCCAATCGCGGCATCCGCAGTCGGGTCGGCGTAACCCCGATGGCGGCTTCGTGGCGGTGAGAATTGTTCTGCAGGTCTGTCCACCCAACGAAATTCAAACCGGTCATTGACGGACTTTTTATTCTTTTCAGAAGAAGCCGCCTGCTTTTCTTGTGTTGCTGCCATCTCCATCACCCGTTCAGCTCCTTCCACTGCACTGCGGGCATTGCCGCCACCTGCCAACCAATCCCCTCCAGGGTGGTGGCACGGTCATAACTCTCCACATCCTGGCTTGCCCTTGTGATAGCATTGGAGAGGCCGTACTGGCTGAGATCTCCGCCGGCAATCAGATGCTGCAGGACGCTGTCCTGCTCATCGGAGTTAATGCCATAGGTCCTTGCGGTCAGCTCCACCACCTCGGTTACCTTCCCGGTGATGGGGATTCCGGCAGCTTCCTTCAGCCTGCCAACGACCTGGGCAAACCGGCTTTCCTCAATCGCCGCCAGTGTTACATCCCGCAGCTTCAGGAGGAACGCCTTGTCCTCCGCCTCCATAGTCTCATCGGAGTAGATATGGAACCTGTCATCCACAGCCTTTGCCGCGCGGCCAACATGAGTTTTGCGTTCGCCCATGTCGTTGACAACCATGCCATTGGTGCAGACCAGGCGATATACCAGCGGCTGGACGGACACGGAACCAAGACCCACCTCAGAGTTGGAGATCATCACCCCAGCCTGGACAATGTCACCGGGTACCACAGCCATTTCCAGCCTGCGGTTTACAATCTTCAGGTACAGCCGGTTCTCCGTTACTTCGGAGGAGACCACCTCATATTGGTCGGAACCGGCAAACAGCGGAAGCACCGCAGAGGCGATCTCCATGTTGTCGATGCGCCGGTACCGGTCGGAGAGCAGCGCTCTTGCCATGCGGCCGACGCCGTAGTCCATGGTCCGGATCATATAGCTGTTCTCCCGGTCGCCAAACCATGCGTTGACGTTCTGGGCCAACAGCTCCGGCTTCCGGGTCTGCATCAGGTCATAATACTTGACCGGGATGCCCAGGGCTGACGCCACCTGCCGGTGGAAGAGACGTGTCGTGCCAAACTGCCGCGCTTCTCCCATGGATCCGATTTCAAACGTCTTCCCATCCTCATACAGACGGAGCGCCTGCGCGGATCCGATATAATCCTTCTTTGCCTTGTTCTGCCGGTCCAGCTCCAGCATGACCTCCTGCAAACTTCTTCCTGTTTTCATTACCGTTCTCCTTTCCCTGCGCCTTTCTGGTGCGCAAATATCCGTCAGCAGCGCATAGCTGCCGTACCGGCCTTCTCCATTTCTTTTATTTTCTTCTGTTGTCTCCTGCGAATCACTTCCTTTGCTTTGTCCACGGCCTGACGTCTCGCCGCACTGATCAGCCGGTCGCCGTCCAGGTCCGTTATGGATGCGTACCACTCGGAATGAAAGAACACTTCCAGCTCAGTCTTCTGCATTTCAAGCGCCGTCCTCTTGGCTCCGTCAGGTTTTGAAAACAGACGGAGCAGGACAGATACATAATCCTTCACAGCCTGCCGGATAATGGCCGCGATCAGCTCCTGGTAGCCGTCGTCCAAGTTGGTGGATGCGCTGCCTGTCAGCCGTTCAGCGTGGAACACATAGCCGTTTTTAGTCATTCCAGTCATCCTCCTCATCTACGGGCAGTTCAGATACCTCTTCCGGACGATTACCCGTATCCATGGACAGAAGCTCCTGCAGACAGGTTTCGGAATACTTATCCAGCTCTGCCGTGGCCTGTTCGGTAAAAGAATCTGTCATTCCGAAGATGCCAAGTTCCTGGAATGTCCTTTTGTACTTATCGATCAGGTCCGTCCGGCCCATTCTGATGAGCTTCTCCAGGCCCTCCCGCTGCTCCCGCCGGTTTACCTCGCTGTTCTTATAGAACGGGCAGTCCCGTCCTCCAAAGTCATTCCGGTCCAGCGCCATGCACCTGCCATTTCCGCAGGCATGGCAATCCGGGTGCGCTGTGCAGGAGGGACGAAAACTGATCTCAAGCCCCGCCTGTTCCAGTTGAAGCTGTCGCATTTCCTCCCTGCTGCGTCTGCCCCGTTTATGCTGTAATCGTCTGATCACGTCCTTGCCCTGTGTATCGTTTAAGCTCATCGCCTGCCTCCTTCCTTAAAAAGTACAGAATATAAGCGGATGTGGCCGGGCGCTCACAGTTCCCGGTAACACATCCGCTGAATGTTCTCTGCTTCCTGTTTCAGTTTCTTTCGGTCCAGCCTCGGCACATCCAAAAGCACGCTCAGGGACTCTGCTTCTTCCCTGATATCATTTAAAAGCGCCCGTTGGCGGTCGCCCAAGCGTTCCAATTCCTCCTCATGTTCCCGGTACATCCCATCCAGCTCTTTTTCCAGATCCGCTGTGTCCGAGAGGTTTTCCTCAAGATACTGCCGGACCTCATCCCCGGCATATTCCTCCACAACCTCCAGGACATCGTCCAAGTCAAAGGGAGTGATGAGCTTCCCGTCCTTCAGCCTCAATACATGCGGCATGTCCTCACCTCCCATAAGACCATCCGGCCTAATCCTTAAAGTAATAGTCGGGCGCCAGGTAGCCTGCGGCCGCCAGCGGGCATTCCGGACACCAATCCGGGTTCTGCGCCATGATGGAACAGACCTCCTCCACCGTATGCTGTCCGGCCGGCGCCTCGATGATCACCTCATCATGTACATGGGCGATGATCGCAAATCCGGCCCTTTCCAGCCTCCACATGGCTTCCGTCAGGATATCTCTTGCGGTTGCCTGGGTCGCATTCTCGCTGAGTTTGCCGCCGTAGGTCTCCTGCCTGGACCAGCCGCCGGAGCCTGCCGCGTTCCCCACACCTTCAAATGTCAGGCTCATGCGCCCGAAGCGGTTTGGCTGGAGTTTCGGCTTCAGATAGGCGAGCTTCCTGCCGCCCGGAAGCACCATCCAAAGCGTCCCGCTATAGTACTGGAAACGGATCCGGCCGGCGGCATGTTCCTCATGGGTCTTGACCGTGTCCACCGCAGCCTTCTCCATGTCCCACCAGAACTGCACGATGTGGGGAGAAGCGGCACGCCACTGCTCGATAATGTCCGGAAGTTCTTCCTCCTTTAATCCCATGGATAACGCACCCATGGAAATGAGCGCCCCGGAACCCCCTTGATAACCACAGGCCAGCTCTGCGACCTTCCCTTTCTGACGCAGCTCCCCATTGACACCATGCTTTACCACAGGCACGCCGAACATCTGGGATGCTGACGCGCAGTAAATATCCTCGCCGTTTCGGAAAGCGTCCAGCCGCCACTGCTCACCGGCAAGCCACGCAAGCACGCGGGCCTCAATCGCGGAAAAGTCCGCCACAATAAACTCGCAGCCTTCCTTTGGCACCAGCATGGTGCGGATCAGCTGGGAGAGGATGTCCGGAACATTGCCATAGATGGATTCCAGCATTTGCAGTTCACCCATTTTCACAAGCTCACGCGCCTCATCCAGCGTGGAGATATGGTTCTGAGGAAGGTTTTGCAACTGGATATGCCGGCCGGAAAAGCGCCCCGTGCGGTTCGCGCCGTAGAACTGAAAAAGCCCCCTGGCGCGGCCATCGGCGCAGACACACCGTTCCGCCGCCTGGTATTTCTTAACGCTGCTCTTTGCCATCTGCAGTCTGAGCTTCAGCATATCCAGGGCTTCCTGGTCACAGCTATTCTTATCCAGATCCGTGATCATCGCGGCTACATCTTTCTTCCCCAGGGACTCTACCTCGATTCCCCGGTCTTCCAGCCAGGACTTCAGCTGAGAGACCGAGTTGGGGTTTTCAAGACCGGTCAGCTCATAGGCCCGCCTGCTCATCTCATCTGAAAGCCTCAGGTCGCAGGCAATGGCCTGATGGACCAGTTCCGTATCGATCCGGACTCCCCGGTCGTTGATCCGCTGATCCATGTGGTAGAAGGCCCATTCCTTATCTGGCATCGGGAACCGCTCCAGGATCTTCCGGATGTCACGCTCTGTCCGCACATCCTGTGCGCAGTAAGCCTTGAACTGCTTCCATCCCTCCGAGTTATGCTCCGGAAGGTTCCTGGTCCGGCCGCCGTTGGATTTGGTCGGTTTGCAGGGAACCGAGAAATATTTGATCAGGTTTTCGCCTGCCCGGTCCTTCTGCTCTCCGGTCTTCAGCACTTTTGCTGCGTTCTTCAAGGCCAGCGGCAGGGAGAGGGAAGCTGCGTGGACCATGGAACACCGCCAGCCATCCGGGGAAAGCCTGCGGCCAAGGTAATGGCCGATACAGGTACGTTCAAACTGCGCGTTCCAGGCGGCCTTGATGACCTGTGGGTCATCGATGGCGGCCAGCACTTCCCGCGGGATCCGTTCCCCACAAGCCATATCGATCACGCGCACATCCTCATCATCAAAAGCATAGGCAAACAGAAGGATGTGGAAGTCCCCCTCCACATACCGGTACAGCCCGCATTTGCCCAGGTCTACATCGGAGTAGGTTTCCAGATCGATCCCCAAAACCCTCAGTTTGCTGCTGTCTTTGTCACCCAAACACTCCACCTCCTCATTTCAAGCTCATGTAAAAGAGGGAGGACAGGTCTCCCCATCCTCCCGTGTGTATTTCCTATGCGGATTGCCGGTTACAAAATCAGTTCAGATAATCCGGCATGTCTCCGCCCAGAACATCCTCGTCGTCATCCTCCAGGGCGTCAAAGTCCGCATCCGCGGAAGCCTTGCCGGACAGCCGCTCGCCGTCACGCACAAACTGGATATTGCCCAGGCCGGCGGCCACGCCCCGGTTGCCGTTGGCATTAAAAGCATAGAAATTGACGGACACGTTGCAGTAGCAGCCGGAGTAAACCATCATCGGATCCAGGACCGGGTTGACTTTGCGGTCCACCACCTGGGGCGCGTCCTTGCTGGAAGCATTGAGGAAATAACAGTCCTCATAGTTCTCATCGTCCGGGCGGTCGATATCGCCATCCCGCAGAGGCAGTTTCAGGTTCGGCGGGATCTTGCCGCTCCACTTGCGGGTCTTGCCGTCCTCCTTGGCTGCCTCGACCGCCTTCTGGATACGGGCAAGTGTCTTCTTATCGCTTTTCGGGATCAGACACGACACGGAGTACTTCTCATCCCCACCATTGATTGCCTTCGGTTCCCAGATATTCGCAAAGGAAATGCGGCACGGGATGACCACCTTCGTCGCGCTGAAATTCTTCTGATTTGTCATATCGCTTATACCTCCATAAAATTGGTTTCAGGTCTGGCGCCGGCCTTCCTTCTGACGCCTGTGTAATAAGATATTCATGTGACTGTGCCACACGCAGGACGTTGCAAGCCGCCCCCGGATCCGGAAGGCATCATTCCAATGCCTCAAACTCATCTGCCGCGGCAGACAGATCCACTGCCGGCCTCGGGTCGGACTCCGGCACCAGCGCCAGCTTCCCCGGCGGCTTGGTGACATACTGCCCAAGGATCTCCGCGAACTTCTTCTTTCCCATCATTTTTTCAAACTCCGTGAGGGTCAGAAGCTCCTGCTTATAAATGTCCGTGTAACCCTCCGACTCTGCGGCCTTGATGACCGCTTTGGTATCGGTGAAAATCCGCTTGCTGCGCCCCTCCACAACCTTGTAGCCCTCCACCGGCACGCCGTGGTTGATGGCCTCCCCGGATACAAAAGCGAACACCGACTCGATCCAGGAAGAGATGCGGTTTAAGGTCGGCAGGACTTTGACCAGCTCGGAGAAACTCACAAGCCCCGGTGATTTGAAAACGGGAGCGGATGTGTCGGCATTATAGGGAGCTGTAGCGTCTGTTTCTTCGGCCTCATCCGCTAGTGCCCCTCCGTCCAGGTCAAGGAACTCCTCCCTGGCAAGCGCCAGCGCTTCCTCCATACAGGCTTTACAGACAGGTTTTGCCCTGCAGAAGCGGCACCAGTCCCCCGGATGCTGTTCCCCCTTGCCCTCAAAGGCCATCTGGGCAATAGGTTTAATGTTCTCGCCCCAGACCCGTAGGTCTGCCGCTGACATCTCATAGGTGGAGATGTTCTCAAGCCTCGGCTGGATGATACTCATCCGCACCGTCTCGATCTCATAAATGTAACCATAGGCGTTTAGGGCGCCGGTTGCGTAGAGCATCATCTGGCTGTTTTCGTGGGCATCCACAAAGACGCCTTTGCCATTCTTGTAGTCACAGATATGGAGCAGGCCCCGCCCCTGTTCATCCTTCCCCAGGATGATCATGTCCCCGGTGCCAAAGCCTTCTGGAACGATGTTGGAAAAGTCCAGCCGCTCCTCCACAAAGCAGAGAGGCTCCACACCGTTCCGCTTCATCCCCTCGATGATGGAGATGACAAACTCCGCGTAAACATCGGTGGCCTGCTCGATCTCCTCCGTGAAGAATTCCGACTGCGGGCGCTTCTTCCTCTCATGCAGGTACTTCTTTACCTTGTACTCGCACAGTTCATGCGCCCAGGTACCTTCTTCCGCGTACACCGATGATTCATTGGGGAAGTTCTCCTGCAGGCGGGCGGAGGGCGGGCAGTGCAGCCACTGTTTGGATGAGGACGCGGATAAGACCGCGTGTTTTCCCGGCATCCCGGCCACCGCCTTTAAAGTTCAGAGATGTCAGTCAGGAATGCCTCATACTTCTCTGGCGGCAGACCGCTGACCTTCTCCACGCCATAGGACTTCAGGAGCGCACCGATCCTGGCGTTGTTGTCCCGCTTCTTCTTGATCTTCGCCACAATGACCTTGGTGATGTCATCGATGGTGACCGCTGGAGCGGGAGAGGGCTTGTCCGGTTCTTTCGGTTCCGGGTCAAAAGGGAGGTCTTCCGCTTCCTCCTGGGCGTTTTCATCCGCTCCGGGAGAAACCTGTGAAACAGCGGGGACAGTAGGAGCGGGCTGTGCCTCCTGCGCCGCTTTGATCTCATCTGCTGCCCCAGACGCGCCCAGGCTGTCAAAAACCATGGCAATACCTGTGAACGCTGTCTTCAGTCCCTGACTGAGCAGCTCCGCATCCACCAGGACCAGGCTGCCGCTGTTGTTCTCATTCTTCTTCGCCATTGCTTTCCTCCTCTTCAAAACCAGTCTCCACCTCGGTATCACCGCCGGTCCCGTGCAGGACAGTGGCCATGCTGCCGGAGTGGAAGTTGTAGGTTTCCATGTGGTCATCCAGATGGATGTGCAGCTCACGGATCTTGACCTTTACCTCCGGGATGAGGGTCAGGTCGAGCCCATCCATGCAAACGGCTTCGCCCGCCTCATGGCAGGCGCCACCGCAGGTGCGGCCGGGGCAGTTATGGAGAATGGATTCACGGATAGGATCGTCTTCTCCGCACTGGTGCCTCCCGGAATAACGGGTCTGTACATTGCGGTCGCCATGGCGGCGGGGTGTGCTGTGCTGCGCTCTGTTCTTCTTACTCATAATGAAAATCCTCCTGATCTTTTTCAGTCTTTTAACGTAGTAATTTTCTTCATCATTGCCTATCCTGGTCATCCGCGTCTGAATACAGGTCGCTGACAACCCGTTTCAAAACCTTTCCCAGAAGTCCGGTGGTCTCACAGAACATCCGGACCGGAAGGCCAAGGCGGGAAGCTTCCTGGATCTCCGCCATCATCCCCTCGGAGATATACTCGGAAAAGCACCAGAGCTCGTCCGCGTCTTTGAGCATCTCCAGTCCGATGCGCCGGCCCTGCTCACGTTCTGAGGCAATGCTGTCATCCAGAAACTGTGTGCAAAAGAGATGGCTGCAGAGCGGGACCGCACCAAGTTCTGCCACCAGGCGGCAGGCTGTCTTTGCCCGGTCGATATTGTCTGCCAGCTCTCTTTTTGCCAACTCCGGCAGCTCCATCCTGGGCCGGTATGGAGAGCAGACATAGATGCGGAGCCTGCGGTCCGCTGCAGCGGTACCTGCCTCCTTGCGCCCAGGGGGATGATTGATTGTTGCTGTGTCCATAAGGTCCTCCTTCCTGCGGCCCCGCGATCATCCGAAGCCGCGATGCGTTTATGTTGATTGGTATCAGAGAGGGGCGTTCTCTAAGAACTGTCCATATGGCTTGCCTCCTCTCTTTTGCCTGCGAGGAACCATCGGGATTCTTACCTCCCTTGAAAAGTTCCTCTCACCTAATAGCGTGGGAAAGGGCGTTTTACAGGGTTCATCTGAAAATTTTTTCAAAATTTCTTACTTTGGCTTCTGCCGCCTTTAAACTCTCATACACAGACTGCTGGCGAACACCCAGCATCTCAGCAATTTCCTGCTGTGTATATCCGCACTGGTGATACAGAAGGAACACTTCCCGTTGCCGGTCTGTCAGCTTCCCAAGCTGCTCCCGGAGCATTTCCTTCCGGATCAGGGCCCGTTCCGGGCTTTCAAAATGATAGCCGGGATTCCACTCGGCGGCTTCCTCCTCTTCCTCTGTCACATAGTCCAGGGAAATATTCTTGTTCTGACCACGGCGGTCGCCTTTGCGGTCCATACTATTCCTCTCTACCTGATGGTCGCCGCGCAGCATTACCGCCATAAACCAGGGCTGGCTGCCCAGAATATCCTCGCCGACGGTGCTTCTCTGAGCTATGTAATCCTTCTCCTTATCCTTCAGCCCGTCAAACTGATAGGTGAAGGAACAGCAATCCGCAAGCCATAGGACTGTGGTCCCGGTGTTGTTGGAGTACACAGCATAGCCGTTGGCGTAAACCTTGCAGTCCCCGTCCTCCGTTTCCGCGAGCGGCTGTACCTGCTCCACGGTGCCGTCCTCACGCTTCTTCTCCCGAAGACTCCTTGCAGTCGGCGTTTTCTCCGCTTTGCCCACAGCGCCGATCATTTCCAGCAGCTCTCTTAAGGTAGTCTCCTCCGTTACAGTGATGTTTCTGGTATCATTTCTTCTTTCCATGGTTACGTCCTTTCTGCGGACGCTTCCGGCAGAAGGATATAATCATGGGAAAGATCACCGGACGACTTCCGGCCACTTCAGAGAACTCCCAGGCTTGGAGCATAAAAAAGGATGCATAAGGCCAAAGGTGTCCTCTTACGCGCCTTCCCGATCCGCTTGTGATTGATTTCCAATCGCCTGCGTATCCGGAAAGTCCCGTATGAAAACATCCTCTGCCGTATGCATCCGGCTTGAGATATTTGATTGTTTAGATTGTTAGTACTTCTGTAGCCCTTGGCACCATTATTGTCAGGTTCCTTTGACTGACTATATGTTAGCAAAAAAGAAAACGCCTGCAGATGTCGTACTCGCCACAAAGATGTGGCAAATCTGCCACATCTGCACCTTTATAAAGATTTTTAGGCAAAAAAATCGCACAGTCATTATTTCGACTGTGCGGTTAAGCTGTCATGTTTTGTTGTATAAGAAGAGTTGATACCATCTTATCGACGAATGCTTTATTTGTATCGGTAAGTAAATTGTATGTACTATTGATCTCTGGAAACTCATCCTCATTGCCTAAAAGTTGATCAACAGTCACGTTCAATGCGTTGGCGATTTTCTTCAATGTCTTAAAGCCCATCTCTCCCTTTGAACCATTCTCATACTTGGAGATATCCGTGCGATCGATATCCACAGCATTACTCAGGTCCATTTGTGACCAGCCTTTTGCCAGTCTGTATTTTCTGATATTCTGTCCAAGTTTATATTCTTCGCTTTGAATATCGACCACGCCGACACCCCCTTTCTCATTCGTTAAAGTAATAAAAAAGCCGGAACAGTTTAGGTCTGTGTACTTCCGTTTTAGTCGTTAGTACACTATCCTTAACTGCTCCGGCTTTAAAAAGGGGATCCGTGTGCAATTCTTGGTTGAAATTTATCTACCAATCCTCGAACAGGCGTACTACGACCATTACAAATTGAAAATATAATCCAAAGTAATTTCTTAATTCTCTAAAGTAAAGTTAGTAAATTTTAGATAATATTAATCAATTATGTAAGTAATAATCTTAGTACGCCAAATCGGCTAGATCATTTCGCACACCTTCCTTTCTCAATCCTTATTTGATCTCTAAGAAAATGAATTTACACTATTATAAAAACTAAAATAATATCTTCCCACGATTTTGTGGTGTATAGATTTTATTATACTACTCCTGGTAGCTGTCGTAAAGTGTAAATTGCCATATTTTGGCATATATTGGCGAAAAGAAGACAGCGCTTCAGATTAATCATTCACTCATTAAGCGTACTAAGGTGAAATTGAAAAGGTTATATCATATGCCAATAGAAAAGCAGACTGGCATAGTATGATGTCACTGTTAATAAAAAAAGAGCCGGAAAATCATGCAGCTTTTATGTAACGCTTGTCTTATGCGTTCATTAACTGCATTGATATTTCCGGCTCCACTCAGCCCTTCGTTAAGCCCAATTACTTAACGGATACCATATTTCGTTTTATTTCATACACTGCGAGCGTTCCATCACGCTTTTTCCTGACCTCTGCATCGTTTCCCCGACTAGTAATCTCCCGTATTGTATTCAGAACCTGAATATCGTCTGGCAGCAGATGGTCAGCTTCTGGACAAAAGCCATTCTTATTACGCTTTTTGTGATCCAATAGATTTTCCCCCTTCCGGTAATACACCCCCACCATCCTGGGTGTCTTCATTGGATGGTACATCATCATCTAGCCCATAATAACCTTTGCTGGATATCTGTAAATTTAGTCCGTCATCTGGCAAACCTATAAAATGAATCTGCGGATGCGAAATCAAAAACAATTCTAACCTTTCTCGTTCTTTTTCGTTATATTCCCTTTTCTCAGGAATCACGCCTCCTGCTGCAAATGTCACCTCATACAGCTTCTTGTTCTCTCTGTTTTGATTGATAATCACCACGGTGTAGTTTCTCAAAAATTCATATTCTTCCGGTAAATCCTCAAGGTACTCAAACCATTCATACACACCTGATTGGTAACCTCGTCCTGGAAGCTCTGTCAATTCAGGGATCAACCATTCTCTGCCTCTTTTTTTTGCATTTCTTATTTTGCCCCGGCGTATCCACTGCCTTACTGTTCCTACCCCGACACCATACATATTGGCATATTCTTCTACTGTAAGATTTTTTGCAGGTATTATAATCAATGGAAGACTTTGTCCTTGTCCGATTTGAATCACATGGCCTTTATCATCGAATTCACATTTATCCGCATAGCAAAGGAATAGCTTTGCCCCTGTATCTGAGAAGGATATCGTGTAATACCAGAAATCTTCTAAACGGTTAAATAATTTTGTTTGCTTTATCCGATCATAGAATTCTTCCAGCATCTTCTGATAAATATGATAATATGCTGCAGAGTGTTTCTTATCTATTTCTGACTTTCTAATAATTCTTTTTCTAGCTTCTTTTATCCATTCAAGAATATCTTCCTTCGCAGTAAATCTTTCCTTTCGGAACACATCTGCCATGCTTATTTCCATATCCACACCTCCGTTCAAAATGTATTTTACCACTACAATCGTATTGTGTCAATACATTTTTGCCCATGGAACAATTTCTCGTCCACATAATTCCAGAACATTTGTTCTTTTATCCTATTGACAACCTACACACTCAATGCTATCATAAAAGTACGTCAACCGTGTCTATATGATAGCACACAGGATTTAGCAAGTCAATACAGTTCACGCACATTCGACGTATTTATTCCCCTTGACGTCTAAGTGTATAATCCCACTGTTTGTATTGACTTTTATCTGCAGCTATCCAAAGTATTTAATCGGCTGCACATATACCCCTGGCCTACATGGCTCGTGCAGTCCAACTTATCAAAAAGGAGCGTATACAAAATGAGTGAAAACAATGATTTCGGCATGAAGCTAAAGTCCTACCGGAAAGCACGGGAGATGTCCCAGGCGGATTTTGCCGCTTTTCTGGGAATCCCTTTCAGAACCTATCAAAACTATGAGTCCGGACACCGCTACCCACGGAATATGGAAGTCGTCAATAAGATTGCTGTTGCCCTTGGCGTTACCGCGGAAGATCTGCTGGGCGCCGCCGGCGGCTATATAGTAGAAGCAAATGAAAAAGGCGGCTCCAGGGATCGCAGACGAATGGAGCAGATGGTGACACAGCTTTCCGCCATGTTCGCCGGCGGTGAAATTGACCAGGAATCCAAAGATGCCGCTATGGCTGCGCTGAATGCGGTATACTGGAAACACAAAGAGGAAAACCGTGAACGATATACAACAAAGAAAAACAAAGGCACCCCCTCAGAAAAGTGAATCCGGGATACCTGCATCAAAATCCAACCATGAGCTGGAGGTGCATGATTATTGAAAGCCGCAGAGAGCTATGCATTAGCTCAAAAGATTATTAAGAAATGTGATGGAAGCCGTGATCCGGAAATAATCTATCAATGTCTTGGAATTGAACTGGAGGATACCTTTGACCTGGCAAATCTCAAAGGAATGTATTCTTCCGCCGACCGGCACCGCACAATCTATTTACATAAACGTCTGACAGGGTATCTGCGCAGATTTGTCCTCATGCATGAGATCTGCCATGATCAGATACCGGAACATCGGAAACGGGCAAGACGGATGCCTTATAAGGAGATCCAGTTTTTTGGTGGTGCAAATCAGTCAGAGAGGGAGGCAAACTCTGTCGCTGCGCATGTTCTCATTGATGATGAGAAGATGGTCAATTTAATTATGGAAGGAAATACCGTCCAGGCCATCGCTGCAGAACTATATGTTCCAGAGGATTTACTTTTGATTGCCATTGAGGACTACCACAAGCTGCACCCGGATTTTATTGTCCGTCTACCCCGTTCCGGTCGTGGTAATTACCTAAAAGACTATGACATTTGGGAATAAGTTGTTTTCAGCCAAATCGGAGGTGATGATAGAATGAACTGCTATTTTTGTGATGCCTGCCATTATTGTTTCACAGCAGAACAGCTCCCGGATCGATGTCCCGATTGCGGAAAGCAGATGCTCCAGGGGCACCCTGCTGTGCGGATAGCAACTGAAGCAGAGATCGCAGACTATAAACGGATACAGATGGAATTAAATGAAGAAGAATTACGCACTGCAGGAAAGGAGGCAGCAGACCATGAGAGCCATTCCTACATCTCACACGGAACGGATCTACGTCAAAGTCACGTCCGACTTTGATTCCACAGGATATATGCAGCCAAAATCCATCACCTGGGAAGATGGGCGTACTTTTCCTATTGAAGCTGTAAGGGATTTCCGGCCAGCCGGAGCAGCCAACAACGACTTCTCCGGAGACTGCTTCACGGTTCTGATCCAGGGTCAGGAGAAGCATTTGTTTTTCGAACACATCGACCGACGCTTTTCCGGGCGAGTGGGCCGGTGGTTTGTGGAGAAAAATGCGAATTAACCATATAGTCAGGAGGAACAACAATC